CTAGAAAGGTATGTCATCAAATTCAACCGCCGGCTGCTGGTTCTGCTGTCCATAACTTGTGCCTGGTGCGTTGTATGCTTGTGCCGGACTCGGTGACCTGCTCGACTGCGGAGCGCTCGCCTGCACTGGATTACCACCGATAAAACCGAGTTTAGCGTCCAGAATTTCTATCGACAGTTGCAGTCCATTTTGCCCTTGGAATTGCCGGATCCGCTGCTTGTCACCACTGATTTCGACAATAGCACCTTCGACTAGGGTCTGAGTGTAGAACTGAACCTGAGCTGCAGCTTTGGCAAATACAACAGCCTGGTAGTTTGTCCATTCTTCCTGCTTGGTATCCCGGTTGTAGAATTTAACACCCAGCCGGATTCCGAAGCCGGTTGACTCTCCAGCTGGGAAGATTTGAGCGTGTTTATTGAGCTTACCTGTAATTGTTGTAGACATCTGTGTTCCTTGTGTTTGCCGGCATTAAACCTGGTTTAATGCGGTCATAAATAAAACCCGGGAGTGGGTTAGTGAATTTCATACTCAAGAGTTGTTCAAATGAGGAAGCAATGGCGGTAATTTCCCGCTTCGTTGCGCTTCCGATATTTCGGGCATTAATCGTTGGCCAACCGTTTCGCCACCAGGTAAAACAAGGTGTGCCATAAACTCCTCTTCAAAGGTTGTTATGCCTGCTTCGACTGCTTCCAGCTTGGCCTTAACCACTAATGCCAGAGCTCGATAACGCTGCTTGCAAGCTTGCTCCCACTCTTTGATTGCCGCAGACTCAGTGCGGTCACGGCCTGTTTCAGTCTTCCAAAAATGCCTGTCGGTTTTGTCTGGCATTGTGACTTGGATCCGCACTTGCCTACCGGCCATCACAAAGCCAATTACTGCACAGTCTGTCTTGCGGCCATACATGAATTGGTCGGCGCCATATCTTTCGAGAGTCCGCTCAATTTCCAGCAAGCTTGCTGTTTGGCTGACGTTAGTATCTTTTGCATATGCCATTAATTGCTCCACCAATAAGCGGTTCCAAGTATGAGAGTCAGCGCTAATGACGCCAGTGCAGCTTTCCTTTCACCACGTTTCATGCCTTTGCCAATCAGTCCGATTAACATCACCACACAAAACAGTCCAAAGCTGAGCGATGCTGCCAATAGCAGTAGGTAATTCATGCTGCCTCCTGTTCACGAATGCAAAGCTCTGGCAGGTTTGCGCGAACTAATGCTTCTGCCAGTGGTGGTGGTACCGAGTTTCCACACCGGCCAACCTGTGCAGCTTTGGTCATCGGCTTGCCTGATGCATCGCGGTCAATGATGTAATCCACTGGAAAGCCCTGAGCTTTAAACAGCTCGTGCGGCTGCAGCATACGCATGCCGATATCGACGATTACATGGTCGACGCCATTCACTGTGACAAGACCAAAGCGGTCACGGCCAGTGATTGTGTGCAGCGGGTCTTGTAGTTCGCAGCCGTCCTGTTCGTTTCCGTAATACTTCAGTAAGAACGCCCGAACCTCACCAACATGATTGCCACCAGCTGTAATTGTTGGCATCGGGTCAGTAACCGGTTGACCGTCTTTGCAGGTGCCGCGCAGTTTCACCAAGTGACTGGTTATCAGGGCTTGTGTATTTGCTGTGCCAGGGCGCTTTTGTTTTCCGCCTGCGGTTATCGTGTGAACCGGTGATTCAAGTTCGTAGCCAATAGAGCCAGTTCTAAATTTTGTCATGAACGCAGTAACCAGCTGAGACTTACCTCCGCCACCTGCGGTGATAGTTGCACTTGGCTCATCAATACCATGGCCGATAGACTTGCCGAACTGGCGAGCGATTACCGGCGCCACGACTGCAAAATGTCCGCCTTTCACCTGGGCACAGATAGTGCGCAGCGGTTCATCAGCCGGCATGTTGCGCTGATTACTGGCATTAGCGTGCTCAGTGATAAACGGAGTGAACTGGCCTTCTACAATGAATGGCTTTTCTGCCTCGATGACATAACGCACCAAGCCTTTTGCTATCCGCTTCATGGTGGCATCTGCCAGCGGCTTTTTGCGTCCGAAAATGCTCGGGCATGGAATAGACCAGTCGATGCATTCAGCAGCTGTGCGGTATGGTTTCAACAGGCCGGCTTTGACCTCTTTGCTATCCGGCTTTCCGTGTGTTGGTGCTGGCCATACAATCGGCCGTCCGTCACACCGGGCAACCATAAACAGCCGCTTTCGAATGGTTGGGGCGCCATAGTCACAGGCACGCAGCTCCCGCCATTCCACTTTGTAGCCCAGCCCTTTAATCAGTGGTGTTGGATCTGTAATACCAAGCACTTCGCAGCATTCCGCAAGTGCCGGGTGGTCTGGTGCAATGCCGGTGCTCAGAATTGCCACGAATGCTTTGAAGGTTTCGCCTTTGCGGTCAGGGCATGGGTAGTGATTGCCTTCGTCATCAGCAACCAGCGGCCCCCAGGTCTGATACTCTTCGACATTTTCCAGCATTAGCGCTTTTGGCCTGACCTTTAACGCCCAGCGCACAGCAATCCAACCAAGGCCGCGGATAAATTTGCTAACCGGCTTTGAGCCTTTGGCTTTGCTGAAATGAGTGCAGTCCGGAGACAGCCAACATAGATCAACTGGGCGGCCTGCTGTGGCCTGCAGTGGATCCACGTCAAATACAGATTCGCAGTAGTGCAGGGTGCCCGGGTGATTCGCTGTGTGCATTGCGATGGCATCAGGGTCATGGTTTATTGCGATATCAACTGAGCGGCCTATAGCCATTTCGATTCCAGTGGAAGCTCCGCCACCGCCGGCAAAGTTGTCGATGATTAAGCCGCGCATGGTTTGCTTACCTCGTCTTTCATTTTATCTGTGATCATCATCTTGATGTGCTGGCCGGTTTTGAATTTGGCGTCAGGCATGGTCAGCAATAAACGGTTTGCCGACGCACAAAGCCGTTCGCGGAACTCTGCTTTTGCGGTGTACTTCAGATCTGCCAGTGCCTGGTCAACTATGTTGGTCACTTCAAACGGCCATTTGTGGTTGATTTCAGGTGATGCTTGGGGCGCAGGCTCGCTTGATTTAATTGGTTCAACGGCAGGTTTCTGCGCCAAAAAATCACGGCCCTTAGCCAACAATTCGTCACGCTGCACATGGCTGACAATTGGCGCGGTGCGGCCAAACGGATGCCAGATTAAAAACATGCTGCCCTTGTTATTGCCGGCAGCTGGTTTGCCGGTCTCAGGGTCAATAAAACTGATGCGGCCACCGACAATAAAGCGCACTTCCTGACAGGTTTTGATTGCTTCGGCATACCAGCCAACTGAAGTATCGGCCATCACCAGCATTGTGCAGCCAATACCTTGCCTTGATTGTTCAGCTGCTTTGCGAACCCAGGGGCCGATATCTGAATAGGGAGGGTTGCACCAGACAAAATGCCATTCGTTAACACCGTTATCGGGATCCGGCAGCCAGTCACAGGCTAATGCGTTAAGCTGCTCATCAATGAAGTTAACGCATAACGCATTGCTTTCAGATGCTGCAACATCCACTTTAAAATCAAACTCCGCGTCCAGAGCCGCGAACAGCTCCGGCGGGGTGCGGTAGGCGTCACGGTTCATGCCGGCACCTCACTCAACAAAACAAAATGCTCGTCGTTAAACACTTCATAAAGCCACCAGTCATCAGCACCTTCGATATCCACATAAAGCGCTGTTTGCGGGTTCTCTACGTCAATGCTGCAGGCTTGCGGGTCTGAAATGATGCCGATGCTCGGCACCGGTCCATGTGCTGAAGTACCGCAGGCAACAACGCACTGGCGCCCAATAAGGGCTTCCAGTCCGAACTCGGTAATGGCCTCGCGGCCGGTTAGGGTTTTGCCGTTGATCATGTTGGAGCCTATGCCGCTTTGCTAACGTCGGCCGCTACTTGCTGCACCTGGTTAAGGTCATCAGCAATTGCTTCCAGAACATCTGCAATGGTTGGATCGAGCAGGGCACCAAGCTTTTCCAGCACCTGCAGTTTCAGCTCAATGTTGTCGAGCGGTTTTACTGGCTTGAGGGTCAGCCGTTCGGCAAGCTGCTTCAGGCTGATGTCGATTTTTTCCGGCAGCACTGGCTTGGATGTTTGCAGCTGGGTAACGATTGCCGTGCTTTCAGCTTGTGCACGGACTGTTACTGGATCCGGCTTTGGTTCTTCAGCTGGAGTTACAGCTAAGAGCTCCGCCAAATCTTCCGCCGGCTCGTTGTTTGGCTGATCAACATCGACCAGTTCAGCGACAGGCTCGACTACTTTGCTGGCGGCCTGTTTCAGCGAATTGCTCAGATAAGCTTTGCCAATACTGGTCACTGCGTATTGAGTGTTGTCGTATTTTTTGGCTACTCCGGCCGTCACCAGCTGAGTCAGCAGGTTTATCATCAGCGCTTTATCGAGCTTCATGGTATGAGCCATGGCATAGGCCGTGGCCGGTTTGAAATTCAGCTGGACGAGCACCGAACGCTGCGTTTCAGTCAAAACTATATTGCTCATGCTGCCTGCTCCTGTTCAGTGTTTGCGGCTGCACCCAGGGCCATCAGCTGAGTGATGTGATAGTGCGCGCCAGGTAAGTTGGCGATTTTTTGGATCCGGCCTTCAGTGGTCCACCGGCGAAGTGTTCGTGGGTGAACACCGGCAAGCTCCGCGGCTTTCTTTTGGTTGAAAATCAGCTGTTGATGCATGATTAACTCCTGTGGGGATGGCGGCCGGTTAGGCCGCTTTGCCTTGTTGTACTGATACAGATTCACCGCCGGCGAGCCAGATGCACTGCACTGTTTCTGGCATGCCAGAAGGTGCTTTTGCCAAAGTGCCGAGCATGATGATTTGCAGGTTAAGGTTCTGGTCTGTGAGGTCGCACAACAGGTTGACCAATTCAATGCGCGCAGCTGGTTCCAGTACATCCACGCGATCCAGCACAACCAGATTGATGCCTGACAGTTGAGCCAGAGCCAAAGTCAGCATGGTTTGCACTCGCCACTGTTCGGATTCAGACAACAATCCAAATGGGCGGGAGGCGGCCAGAATTTCCATATCCTCGGTCAACTGTACCGGGCGCCATTCAGGTACCAGGCTGTTGATGTTTTGCAGCAGAACATTGAATGGCCCCATAGCTTGAGCAAGGATATTTGCCGGAATGCCAGATGGGGACAGCGCTTCAGCAATCACTAACCAGCTGGTGATTTCAGCATGGTGTGCGTCAGCTTTTGGCTTTGCTGACATGCTGTTTTCATAGGCCTGTTTAGCCGTATGCAGGTTGTTTAAATCGGTCTGCAGTTGCTGGCGGACATCGTTCAACCGCAATAAATCAGCATCGATAGCTTCAAGTTCTTCCTGAATGTTGGCTGTGTTAAGTTCCGTGAAGCTTGCCAGTTGATTGGTTGCGTTCTCAGCCAGAACTATGTCGCGTTCGTTATTGGCAATAGCGCGTTGCAACATTGCTTCGCTTTGACGGAACTGCTCCAGTTTTGAAGTATCAACATCTGGAGCTGACATATCGAAATGACCCGCATCAGCTAATACGCCTTCAGGCGTCAGAAACAAAACAGCTTCGCAACATGGGCAGGTCAAAGTTTGTGGAATGCTGGCGGCTTGTTCTGCCAGCTCAATTTGAGCCTGGACTTCTTGCAGAGATTTTTGGTCAACAGCATTTTTCTGCCTGGCACGCTCTAATTTTCCTGCAGTTTCCTGCAACGTAGCCCTTTGCTGAGCTTGAGTATTGGCTGAATTCAGTTGCGCCATTAAGGTGCCGCGTTGCTGGTTAAGCTGATTCAGGGCCGCATTATTCGATTGTACTTTTTCAGAACATGCAGAAATGGCAGCCTCGTCTACCGGCTGTTCAGCAACAGTTGGTTCCCAAGTGTCACCTTTGTTGCTTCCCCATGTCTCGCCAGTTATTGCACGCCATGCGCCTTTTGCTTCTGTAGCCCGTTCACGAGCAGATTTTTCAGCCGCGGCAAAGCCTGCTTTTAACAGTGGAAGGATCAGTTGAATGTGGCCTGGCTGGGCCCCTAATTTGGTCAGATCTGTTTCAACACGTTTAGCAGATGCTGTCGCACCGGTTAATTCAAACAGTAACTTGCGGCGCTCATCTGCTTTCATGGTGGTGAATGCAGTTGCATCAATGCAAAGCGGCAGGAACGACAAATCGGAGTGCAGGCCTTTACCGGCTGGCAGTGTGAAGTCGAAGTTGCCAACATCAGTGGCCACAGTGACAGATGATTTCTTGGTGCCATCCTTGATCATCGCGTCATAGTCCTTCTTCAGGCTGACACGACTTGGAGCACCAGTTAACGCGATACGAATGGCATCCCGCAGCGAACTTTTGCCAGCGCCATTGCCACCCGCGACAAACAGAATTGGCGCATTTACAGCAGTATCAAGGTTGGCTAAGCCCTGAAAGTTTTTGACCGTTAAGTGAGTGATGTTCATGAATACTTACTCCATGCTCATGGTGCGTTGACGACGGCCAGCGGTGTAATTGGCTTGCTGTCCATCGACTTGTTGATTGGATGTGGCTTGATGTTGTGAAACAGCATCAATTGTTTGCTGAATAACGCGGCGCTCGTCTTCAGTGCAGCTGCGACCAAGGTCAAGTGCTGTGTCGAAGTGGCCAGCACGAGCGTTTGCCAGGGCTTCATCAAAAAACTCTGATGCTTCTGGTGCCTGGTTATGCTCTGGCAGTTCAGCGCTTTGTGCTGAGGCCTGGGTGTGTTGCTGGTTATCGTATTCATTCGTGACAACCGAGAAATCACCAGTCAGAACATCGCCTAAATTCTGTTCTTCACCAGAGGCATTTCTTGCATCCAGATGTGAGGCTGTAGCAAGCTCAATGGACACTGGCAGGTACTTAAACAGGCGGCGCAATACGGTTTTCCGACCCATTTCTACAAAGTGCTGGCCCCATACTGTTGTTGCTTTGTCTCTTGCAAATTTGTAGTTCTGGCTGGCATCGCGGATTTCTTCGATTTGCCGAACGCTCATCACCTCAAATGCATGACCGCCACCAACAAGTTTTGCTACAGCATAAAAAGCGATTACAGGACCGCGATCACCAAAGGCCGGGACATGGTGTAAGCGCTCGTCTAAGCCGTAGGCATATTCGAAAGCATCGTTCTGGCAGACTTCATGGGCTGAAATACTAACCACCTGGCCAGAACGTCGAGCCAAATCAATCAGACCTTTGTAGCCAAGGACAATTTGCGTTTCGACTTTTTCAGTAACCCACTGATTGCCTTGTTTGCGCTTTTTCTCAAACGGGATTAGGTAAGCATGGCCAAGTGGGGTGTTTGGCTCTAAGCCAAGTTGGGAGCATTGAACGATGGCTCCGAATAATGACTCAGTTGTGCACTCCATTAATTTTGGAGTGGTGCGCATAGCTCCCAAGGCAATCTTGAGCATACGATCTGCGCTCATATGTTTCGGCAGTACAGCTAATAAGACACCTTTTTGGCTTTCAAAAAAGCTTTTAACATTGCCAATGCCGGCTTGATTTGCCGGCAAACCGGCTGTTTGTTTTAATGATTGAATGCTGACGGTATTTGTCATTTTGAATTACCTTACGCTGCGGCTTGTTGGTCGATAACGGCGAAATACACAGCGATACAGGCGTCTACATCAGCCATTGCACGGTGTGCGTTTTCCAGAGGCTTACCCATGAAGTGTTCATAGGCTTCAGACAGTTTCGGCATCTTGAAACCGAACTTGTTTTTCGGCAGAAGCTGCAGAAGTGGCTTAGTGATTAAACCGGTGCATTGCTTTTCACCGGCCTTCCAGCTTTCAGCTGTGTCTTCATCTAAATAGCGCTTGATGGCGATACGCATAATGCGCTCGTCAAAGCTCTGGTTGTGTGCGACGCGGCGATTTGCTGTTGCCCAAATACCCATGAATTCAGTCAGAACTTCAGATTCTGGACGGCCTTGTTCGAGCGCCATTTCATTGGTGATGCCGTGCAGGTCAATAACTTCCTGAGGAATAACCCAACCATCCGGCTTCACCAGGGTATCGATGGTATAAACAACTTCGCGGGTATCGAGGTTCACCAGTTTTGCAGCCAGCTCCACGATGTGCGGTTGATTCGGGTTTTCACTTGGTTCGTTCCATACCGGCAAACCAGTGGTTTCTGTGTCGAAAAAAAGGGCTAATGTAGTCATTGATATAACTCCAGTTGTTGATTTCTAATTTGTTTTGTAAATACAGCTATTCCAGCGTGGGCAGTACTTCTGCGAGCAGACCCAGCTGCTGGGATTCGGTGGGAATAAGCCGCTTTTCAACATCACTGCGGCATGTTCAATTAGGCCCGGTGCGTCCTCGTTTCCGAGCATCACCAACCGAGGGTTGTAGATAAGTCCGGTAGCAATTTCTGGCTTGCCTTTGGTTTTCATGCCGATGATTTCTGCAGGCTCAGTAATGAGCTGTTGCAGTGATGCTTCGGCCAGAATTTCGTAGGTACCAAGCTGAGCTGCATGGCCTTTTGTTTTTGCAGTCCGGCCTTTGCCAGATGCGTCAGGTTCAACAGCTACTGAACCGGTTTTGACATCACTGATGCCAAGGCCGCCGTTGTCCTTGCGGATCCGGCATCGGTCCAACGTTCCTGTCAGTTGGATAATCACGCCATCACCGCAATCGATGTTAAATGGTGTAATTTCCAGCTCGACGGCTGCAAACTCATAGCGCGGACTGATGGTGTTGCAGTAGTCGCTGGTCAATGTCAGGCCAATGACTTCTGCAGAACGTTTGTTGATGCTGTCATCAGCACGCCAATCAACTTCGTATTCAGGGTGGTGCAGTGCGTTAATGAAGTCGTTCGCGGCCTCATCAACAGACGCCATTTTTCCATTCAGCTTTGCCAAATCGAACGTTGCGGTACCCGCATGTATTGCCGTCCCAAGTAATGCGCGAGGGCTGCTTGGCATGCGCATACCGAGAAGGTTTTGCCCTTCCCATTTGTAAGCGCAGTCAAAAAGACCTGACCATGAACTGGCACGGATGCGGATAGCGTTGCTCATTGCTCATCACCACGGCGAACATTGACAACGATAGACGCCATGCGAACCACGTTTTCGGCATTCACGCGATTAATCATCACCATGTTCATGTTCTGATTAACCTTCAGAACCAGGCCTTCGCCCAGTTCGCCAGCACGGTGAATGTACTGCTCACTGAACTCTTTGCTTGGCAGGTTATTCACCAGGTGACGCAGCAGCTCAGCTGAACGGCGTTGCACAACGTGGTTTTGTGATACCTCGTCACCAGCACGCAAACAGGCAAAACGCAGGTTCGCCAGTAGGCTGAATTCGGGTATATGTTTGGCTCTCGTTGGTTTGGTACAGAGGATCATTTTTCAAACTCCGTTTATGACGGTATGTGATATTTTAATCACGCTTTGGTGTGATAAATATCACGTATCGTGTTTTGCGTGTCAACACGGAATGTGATTTTTATTTACTGGTCAGATGAGTGTTATTTGCGGACAAAAAAAGCGACCGAAGTCGCTTTGAGGGTAAATTAGTTAATAAATGTACGCTGTAGCCGCTTTCGAATGCGACTTAATGCATCAATATCGCTGAGTTATAATGGAGTTGAAGCGTAAATTTCTTCATATCGCCATTCAATTTTTCTGGATGAATCGAGCCTTTCATTGTCTAACGTTAGATACACGTTTCCTTTTGAATATGGCTCGATAAAGGCACTTTGTTTGTATGTTAGTAGTGCGCCGTTTCCTGCAACTACGGTTATTTTCACTCCATCAATTCTTTTATCGGTGTTGTTATGAAGCCGGATAATATAGTTGTATTCCGGATTAAAGCGCTCGACCTTCTCAAGCAAGCTTGATGATGCTAAATCTTTGAGCTCAGGCTCAGTAAGCACAGCAGGCACAGGTGCTGGAAGGGGGAACTTTGTTCTGCAAGCTTTTTTTATTTCAGCTGCCGCGGCATTACTTGTTGTGCCTTTCATTCCATCGATTATGCAATCTTCATAGGATTTTGGCCCAAACCAATCTGCAGAACAGGTGAGTGGAAGTAGAAGACATGCAGCCAAAATCCTTTTCATAACTAATCCTTTTTTCGTTTACCAAAGAACTGAAGACCAAAATACCCTGCCAATCACTTTAATGCTGGCCGCTTCATTGCTGTTGTAGATCTCATCTGGATATTCGTCGTTGTTAAAGCTTTTCAATCTAATGCCACCGCCAGGTAAGCGATAAAGAACCTTTACCCGCAGCATCCCATCATGGTCGATTGCGTACATGCCGCCATCTTTTATCTGGGTTGAACCCGTATCAATACCAATAGTGGATCCGTCTGGCAGAACTGGTTCCATGCTGTTACCAATAACTCGTACACAGGCGGCATTTTCCGGTTGAACATTTGATTTTTTTAACGTGGATTTTGCAAAGCGTAATCGTGGGCCATCAACTTCTCGCTGTACTGCGCTACCAGCTCCTGCTGACAATTCAACCTCCAGGTAAAACGGCAATGCAACTTCATCACTGTGAAGGGCAGTCTTGCTATCCCATACTTCAAAGCCGCCGTAATACTCGGCATTAGGCTCATTAACTTTGGTGTGTTCATCTACTGGAGCGCTTATCAGATCGGATAAGTTGATATTGAGAGCTCTGGCAATTACACGTAGCTCGTCAATACCTGCTTCTCTCTCTCCGCGCTCGTAGTTTGATATACGGCTTTGGCCCCAGCCGCATCTGTCTGCTAACTCGGGTTGTGTGAGCCGCGCCTTCTGGCGTGCTTCTTTGATTAGTTGACCTGTCTTTTTCATGGCTAAATTTAATCACGCTCTGTGATGATTGACAAACAACGTATTGTGATTTTAAATAACACGAAATGTGTTATTTGGAGTGATACGTAAATGAACCAAATCTGCGTCTGGAGAGAGAAAGCCGGACTCACGCAATCACAGCTTGCAGAGTTATGCGGCTGGGAAAGAGGACAGTCCCGGATCTCAAACTATGAGATTGGCCTACGCACCCCGAGCATTACAGAGTGTCGAATCATTGTTGATGCAATCTGTTCTGCTGGTGTTGATTGCTCATTGGATGATGTTTTCCCACCTGAACAAGTTAAACGGGCGGGGTAAAACATGAAACCAACGAATAAAACTTTACTAAAGCTTTCAAGAACTAACCTGCGAAGACCGAGCCTTGTTACTCGTTGCCCACTGGCAGCGGCCGCATCAATCACTGATGACTACAACGTAAGTGAATTGGCGCGCCTGATTGGCAAGAGCGAAAAGACGCTGGCGGCAAAGCTCACCAACGATACAGACACTCACCACCTGAATCTGGCTGAGGCTATTGCCGTTACAGAGCTCACCGGGGATGAACGGATTCTGAGTGCATGGGCACAATCGCGGGGCAAGGTACTGTTTGCTACACCGACCCGGGCAATTACTGATGATGAGTTTGCAGATGTTCTGTTACTTACCCAAGAGCAGACAGGCCAGCTGGCAACCAGCATTCGAAAAGCCCGCGCTGATGGGGTGATCACAGAAGCTGATTACGCTGACATCAATAAAATGACCATTGCTGCTATCGAAAAGCTGCTCCATCTGGATGCAGAGCTCAAAGCTCAGGTCAGAACGTGGGGTGTCGATCATGAGTAAAGGTATTGAGCTTGTATGTGGTGTTGGTGTGAACGATGCGGGTTATGTTGTTAGCCCAACGATAAACGGGAAGCAGACGCCGTGCCCTTTCTACAAAGCCTGGAAAGGTATGCTTGTGCGTTGTTACAGCAAAAACTTTCAATTTAGGAGCCCTACATACACTGGCTGTTCAGTAGCTTCTGAGTGGCTAATCTTCAGCGCATTTAAGGACTGGATGGGCAATCAAATCTGGCAAGGTTTGCAGCTTGATAAAGATTTGCTAATTGCCGGCAATAAAGTTTACAGCCCTGACACCTGCGTTTTTGTGGATCAAGTTACCAACTATTTTATCAATGAATGCAGTGCTGCAAGGGGTAGTTACCCATTAGGTGTTAACTGGCATAAGGGTGGCGCTAATTTCATAGCTAAATGTAGCAACCCTTTTACCGGCAAAAGGGAAAACCTCGGATCTTATTCTTGCCCAGAACAAGCCCATAAAGCTTGGTTAAAGCGCAAGCACGAATTAGCTCTGCTGCTGGCTGAGCTGCAATCCGATGAGCGAGCAGCGGCGGCGCTGAGGGTTAGATATTCTTCAGCAAGGGGGCAGGAATGAGTGATTTATTCGACCAGGCCTCAGCACTTGAACAGCACATGCTTGATGTTGCCTTAACTCACAGAAAGCCTTCCTTAAAGCCTATCGGTAAGTGTTATTGGTGTGAAACACCGGTACCAGCGCCTGCGCAATTCTGCGATGCCGATTGTCGTGATGATCATGCCCAGTACCACCGACGCACGAACGGGGGGTTTTAATGTCCGGCTGGATAAAGCTGCACCGTTCACTGAAAGACCATTTCTTGTTTGACTTCAACGAGCCAGACAAGGCTTTGGCTTGGATTGATCTGCTGCTATCCGCGAGCTTTGAAGATTGCAAAGCACACATCAAAGGACGAGTGATTAATGTCAGCCGCGGCCAGTTCGTTGTGTCTCAGGTGACATTGCAAAAGCGTTGGGGCATGTCACAAAACAAAGTAAAACGTTTTTTAAACTTGCTCGAAAATGAGGGAATGGTGGACGTTCAGACGAACGATGCAACAACCATCATAACTATCTGTAATTACGACAATTATCAGGAAGTGCAGCAGCAAGACGAACGAACCAACGGACGAGCTGACGAACGAACCACGAACGAACCACGAACGACATTAAAAGAAGATAAAGAAATTAAGAAGATCTCTTCTAACGAAGAGATTATTACGCAACCGCAAAAACAACCTCGGTTGGCCAAGGCTAAAAAACCAGAGTTGGACTTTTCGGCCTGGCCACAACAGGCATCAGAACAAACCATGACTGATTGGCTGGCTATGCGCAAACGCCTCAAAGCCGACGTTACCCAGACCGTCATCAACCGATTCGCCACCGAACTGACCAAAGCCGTTGCTGCTGGATACACCGTTGACCAGTGTATTGCCGAATGCTGCGCACGGAATTGGAAAGGTTTTCAACTGGCTTGGCTACACAACGCAGGAGTAAAAACCAATGACAACCAAAGTTATGGACCTCACAGCAGCACTGCAGGCCAAGGCGGCTACGAAAACCCAACCGCTCGCGTCATGCGAATGGCCAGAGAAGCAGAGCAACAGCTCCAGTGTAACCGCGGAACAGTCATCGAAGCTGAGTTCAAGCGAAGCTGAAGTTATTACAGCCGTCACTGCTCGTCTCATGCCTGTCATCAGCCTGTACTACCCGGCATTCGCTGCACGCTTTGGCTCTGATGACGAGGGCTTGAAGTTTGCCGCCAGAGAATACGCAGAACGCCTGCAGTTCCACGGCATCGACGGAAAGATGTTCATGTCCGGTATCAGAGCACTGAAGGCCAGAGGGTCTGAACCATTCCACCCAAACCCTGAGAAGTTCGCCCTGATGTGCAAACAAGCCACTGCTGAAGCGCTGAACATCCCAGCATTCGACACAGCGCTAAACGAAATCATCCAGCGCAAAGGTGCTGAGCGGCACAACCCGCAGTGGCAATTCAGTCACCCAATCATCCAGATGATTTGCAATCGCAAAGGGGCGCTGATTTTTGAACTGACTGGCATCGAGTTTGAAAAGGCGATCCGCAACGAATACGAACACTGGGTTAAGCGTCTGCAGGCCGGCGAACAGCTGCCAGAGCCACAGCTGGCAATCAGCCACGACAAGCGGCCAGAGATGCCGGCTCAGCTGCGAATGGCGCCAAAGTCTGCACTGGCCATGCGGGTCGAGGCTATGCGTGCTGAGGCTGCAGCGATGAAGTTGCGCTGATGCCAAACGTTAACTTGGCCAGCTTGCCAGCCCATGAGCAGCAAGCAATCGAGCAGGACAAACAACGCTGGGCTGAAGCCTTTCGCATCAGCAGCACGATGCACCCGCACGAAATCCGCGCCTGGTTAACGCAACAAGCTGACGACGAATACCGCGAAGACATGCGCAGGCGGTTGAACGCCCAGAGAGGCAAGTACGAAATCAAAAATAACAGGGCTGGTTCAAACCAGAAACGCCGCGCAGGGTGAAAGTGATATCTGTGGTGCGGGTCGGTAGAGATAAACGATTTAAAACGATTTGGGATAATGGCGGATGACAACTGAAAACAACGAAAACAAGATTGATCTATACAGCGATCCGACACTTTGGGACCACGGGTTGATGCACGATTCGTTGGTTGGTCAAGTACCAACTGAGCACAACAACGAGCTCAGCTTTCACCTGGCCAACGCAGAAAACGAACTGACAGCCAGTGCCAAGCTGCTGCCGGCTGAGTCGCAACTGCAGCAATCCATCACCGGCGTTATCTCTGCAATTCAGGCTATTCGGGAGGTTGTGTGATAGAACTCATTCTGCCATTACCACCAAGCATGAACAGCTACTGGCGCAGCGCGACGACCAAACCGAAACAGTTCGGCAGCCGGATGCGCCTGGCACAAAAACCGATGTCACCTATCACCGTTTACATCAGTGACAAAGGCCAGAAGTTCAGGACTGAAGTTATCGCCGCAGTGCTGCAGGCCAGAGCAAACAAAAAACTCACCGGCCGGCTTCAGGTTGATTTGATGATCTACCCAGCTGACAGGCGAGTGCAAGATATCGATAACCGCATCAAAGCCACACTGGATGCTCTGACACACGCTGGCGTTTATGCGGATGACAGCCAGATTGACCGGCTAATAGTTTGCCGTGGCGAAATTATCAAGGGCGGCCAGTGCCGGGTATTAATCACTGAGTTAGTGGGGTAGTTGCATGCAACAGAAAGTCAGAAGAGTTGCAGGTGTCGGGATAAATGACGCTGATTACAGGGTGACCACTTACGATGCTGAAGGTCGCCAGTCGATGTGCCCATTTTACAATGCGTGGAATGCGATGATTAAGCGCTGCTATAGCCAGGCGCATCAATTGCGGAGCCCTACTTATGTTGGTTGCACAGTCTGCGCAGAGTGGTTGAGATTCAGCAACTTCAAAGCCTGGATGGAGCAGCAGGACTGGAAGGGTAAGGAACTGGATAAAGATTTGCTAATAAAAGGAAATCGAGTTTATTCGCCTGATACATGCACGTTTGTTGATGCAATGACCAATAGCTTTACGATTGACTCTGGCGCGGCTCGAGGTGCCTATTTAATTGGGGTATCGTTCCATAAAAAATCGGGTAGGTTTTCCGCAAACTGCAACAATCCGCTTACTGGAAAGCGCCGGCATATTGGTTTGTTTGATGATGAGCTATCCGCACACTTGGCATGGAAGAGAAAGAAACACGAAATAGCTTGTCAGCTCGCAAGCCTTCAATCAGATAACAGAGTGGCTGAGGCTCTAAGGGTCAGGTATTTATGACGATGTCAGTCGAACGTTTGTATAGCCGTCAATGCCCCAAGTCGATTACTGGGGACCCGAGCATGTTCCGCAAGTCGGCCAATCCAATGACCGGCGAAGATGTGCTGGGCATCCTCGGGCAGGTTCAGCACAGAGAACCGCTCGGCGCTGCAGTGTTGGACGCCCAGATTGCACAGGATAAAAACGCCCGGGCAAAGTGTGTCGGAGCGCTGCAGGCTTATCTGGCTTCAACTGGTGTGAGTGATAACCTGGCGTTTGCACTGGCCGAAGTCGCAACGGCGGAAGTGTGTGATAGTCCGGCTTGCAAAAAATGCCAGGGCACCGGCTCAGTTCTGAGCAAAGAACACAGCAAATTTGTTGAGTGTCCGCGCTGCAATGGCGTTGGCCGCTACATTCCAAGTCAGCGTGAGTTGCATCAAATGGTTTGTCACTTGCTGCCAGCTGAGCAGGCCGTCACCAGGTATGAGTTCAACAAGAAGTGGTATGATGTTTACATGAGCTGCGTTGACCAATTACATCGTGCTGCAGGTCAAGCGGGGCAGTGTGCTAAACAGATATTGGAGGCTTGTGGGTGATGAGTTATGAACGAAGCATTTTGCGTGATGGGTTGTTTTTGAAGCGATCTGCCGGCACACACGCCGAGATTTCGCCATTTGGCACGATAGCAGTAAAACGCGCGACACTCTTTCATCAAAAGGAGAGTGATTTGGAGCGGATGGACGCAGTGAAGAATGCTGCGCTTATTGATTCGCCGGACACCCTGGGTCGACTCGCAGCTGATGCATCCAAGAGTCTTGCTGCTCAGTCTGAAGCGATAATTCGTGGCGCGATCAGTAAGCGGCTTGGACGTGAAGACTGGTCACCTGATGAGCTCCGAGGTCGGCTCGAAGTTCACCACCCGCAGAATAAGCAAGGCGTCGAGGCGTATCATCTGGACGGATTGCCGCTGGTGACGCTTTACCCCACTCAAAGCGAAGGCTCACCAACTGAAATCAGGATGTATCGGAAGTACAAAATCCAAGGTTGAAGTAATTCACAATTCTGCTACAACTAAAATCTGCTTATCGAATTGGGGCAACGGAATGCACCTCGAATCAATCCCACGCTTTAGCCTTCCTGCCAGGTTTGTTTGTATCGACCTGCTATCCCGCCTTGAATCCGGCCAGCACAACAGCAATGACATGCGCCACGCTGTGGCCATGGTCAGTAGCTACATGCTGGATCCGAAAGCAACAATCCCTGAAGCTGAATTGAAGAAGTGTATTGCCCTGGTTGAGCAGCTTTATTTGCCCTAACTATCGGAACACTGATATAAAAGTCACTCATTAACCAATGGAGTGAAACATGACAACAACAGTAAAGTTAAAAGTTGAAATTACAAAAGAATGCAGTGCCGAGTTTGAAGTAGTTGTTACCTCGAATGCCGATAGATTTGAGGCTCGGATTGACGACCTGGCTTTAAAGTCTGATGGTAAAAGTGTCAAAAAAGCTCTACAGGAGATGGTGAGGCAAATCCAAAACAATGGAGCCGCTCCAGCTGCTGCACCTATGATTTTTGGCTGATAGTTGACATCAACCAAAAATAGCTTACTATTTCCCAAGCTGAGCATTTCCTGCCCAGCTAACCCTGAACCCAGCCAAGCGCTGGGTTTTTTGTTTTTAACTCCGTTGTTTTAATTAGCGTGCACTATCTCCGCCCCACTGGTTTTCAGCTGGGGCTTTTTTATGGGTGCATTTCAGGTTCATGCATGGCTACCACAATCCAAAAGAAACTCGCAGCGCTGGGCATCACCGGTGCGCTGTCTCTTTCGGCTGCGTTTCTGATTGTCCCGAGTGAGGGTGAGGTTCGGAAGGTCTATTTAGATCCGGCTCGAATTCTTACCAGCTGCTTTGGCCACACAGGGCCAGAGCTTCGAATGGGGCAGACGTTTACTGAAGAAGAATGTCTTAACCAGCTGGTTGCTGATTTGCACAAGCATGACCGGCAACTGCGTTCAGTCGTTAAAGTTCCGCTTTCAGAAGGTGAGCATGCTGCTTACCTGTCCTTTGTTTACAACGTCGGTATCGGCAAATTTCAAAGCTCAACAGCCCTGGCAAAACTCAATGGCGGCAAACGCATTGAAGCCTGCCATGAATTGATGCGCTGGGTTTATGCCGGCGGAAAAGTCTTATCCGGTTTACGCACACGCCGGGAAGCAGAGCGCAAAGTGTGCCTTAAGGATTTAATCAAATGAAGATGCTTACCAGTAAGTTTAAAATCGGCCTGTTACACGTTATGGCGCTGGCCATCGTTGCATGCGGTCTGTTTGCCGGCTATCAAACCTTTGAGCTGACAGCTGCCAATCACACTATCAGCACGCACCAATCCACCATCGCAAACCAGAAACTGACTATCGATGGCCTGGTATCAGAAGTCGCTTATCTGGGCACCGAAGTTGAAACTATGAAGTCGCAGGCTGAGCTGGTGGCCGCCATCAACACTGAGCACGAACAACAAACCATTGCCATCACCGACACAGGTAACGATTGGCAAACCAATTCCAACAAACTGCAGGTATCTGAACATGAACCGACTCGCACCTGGGCTGCTACTGCTTTGCCTGATGATGCTTTGCGGCTGCTCAACGACGCCAGTCGAAGTCAGAACAGTCACGGTAAAGCAGCCAGTTTACGTCCTGCCGCCATCAAACATGACGGCCTCTGGCTGTCCGCTACGGCCATTTAACGGCAGCAGCAACCTCGACCATCATCGCTACACCCTGCAACTCATTACGGATATCAAACTATGTCATCAGTCTCTAATCAGGATCAAGCAGTGGCGCGAAGCCGCAGAGGCGGAGTACGCACCCCAAGCTCAACAGCGAAATTAGACCTGATACTGGATGGTATCCGTGCAGGGGCTGAACGTCAGCTGCAATTGGAAAGCAGTATCGACAAGCTGGCCGGCGCAGTACATAACCTCGCAATGTCATCCGTAAGGTACGAGGAAAAGGTATTGCAGCTGGAAACAAAAACATCAAAAGAAATCGCCACCCAGGGTGAGCAGCTGAAGTCACTGCATTCGAAGTTTGAATCACTGGAAAATGTAGTGGGTGATTTGCGCTCGGTCGTAAATGCCCTGGAAGAAAATCGCAAAACCCAGCAGTACTGGTTCCGCAAAATTTTAGGCTCAATCATGGTACCAGTCGTGATTGGTATTATTGCCGTTGCTGGTTGGGTGTATGTGATGGTGCAGGGCTGATATGCCAGTTCGTAAACAAGCTGCAGTGACAGGGGATTTCAGTGAGCGCGAAATCCTGTTCATTTACTACTTCTGCAGCAACGGTAATAACGGCACCGAAGCTGCGACTAGCGCGGGGTACTCACCCAGGACGGCCAAGGTGCAAGCATCGCGCATGCTGGCAAACCCTCGGATAAAAGCTGAAGTTGATCGAGTGATGGGTAAGGCTTTGGCAAAAGCTGAAGTGACAGTTGACCGAGTTTTAAATGAGCTTGCCAACATAGCGTTCTCTGATGTCGGTGAAGCATTTGCACCCAATGGTGACCTCAAACCAATACATGAAATGCCAGAGACAATTCGCAGAGCTCTTTCTGGCATTGATGTAGACCAATTGTTTGAAGGGCGTGGTGAAGACCGAGAACACATTGGATACACAAAAAAAGTCCGGTTGTGGGAAAAGACTAAAGCTCTCGAACTGCTCGGCAAACACCTGAAAATGTGGACTGACAAAATTGAAGTCAGCGACAACAGGCCGAAAGTGGTCCGCCGCGATTTAACTGGCAAGAAGAAACCTGCAGGTAGCGAATAGTGTGCAGACCACCTATGAATTCGTTAGTGCTGCGCAAGGTGAAACGCTTGCTCAGTACAGGCAGTCTCGCTGCCGGGTAACTTTCATCATGGGGCCAATCGGCTCCGGTAAAACGATTGAAAGCTGCCAGCGCATGTTTGATCAGATATGCGAGCAGGCACCCAATAAATCAGGCGTGCGCAAGTCCCGCTGGGTAGCGGTGCGAAATACTTATCCAGATCTGAAAGGGACCACAATCAAGGACTGGCGCGAGCTCTACGATAACGAGGAAGTGAAGCTCGGTAAGTTCAACATGGACTTTCCACCGACTCACAGCCTTGATTTTGATTTAGAAGATGGCACCCGAGTTGTTGCTGAAGTCGTGTTTCTGGCGTTAGACCGGCCTGACTCAGTGCGCAAGTTGCGTGGTCTGCAAGTCACAGGCTTTTGGCTCAACGAAGTCAAAGAACTCAGCAAAGCAGTTGTTGATATGTGTGATGGCCGGCATGGTCGTTACCCCGACAACTGCAGCTGGCACGGCATGATAGGGGACACCAACGCCCCCGACACTGATCACTGGTATTACGAGCTGGCAGAGGATGTGAAGCCGGAAGGCTGGCTGTTTCTGCGTCAGCCTGGTGGCGTGATTGAGACTGCCCAACGTCAGCCTGACGGCTCGATGAAGATTACATTTCAGGTAAACCCGAATGCGGAAAACCTGAACAACTTGCCCGAAGGTTATTACATCCGGCAGGTGCAAGGCAAAAAGCCTGACTGGATCCGGGTAAACCTTGGAAACAAATACGGCAACGTTAGTTCCGGCAAGCCTATCTACGAAGGCAGCTGGGACGAATCCAAACACCTTAGCAAGTTCAACCTGCTGCCAATGCCGCGGGTCAAAAAGCTATTGCTCGGGTTCGACTTCGGGCGCACGCCAGCTTGCATTATCGGCCAGCTGATGCCGTCCGGAAAACTTCGCGTTATCGAAGAGCTTGTGGCTACCGGCATGGGTATTCGAAAGTTTATGGATGAAGTGGTGTTGCCCACACTGGACGAGCGCTACGACAAATGGACTCGGGGCCAAATCGAGGCTTATTGCGATCCGGCTGGCATTGCCAAATCAGGCAACGACGAAAACAGCCCAATCGGCATTCTCTGGGATGAATACCAAATCTCAGCATGGCCGACATCGACCAACCAGCCTCTGAAGCGCTGGGAAGCGGTCAATTACTTCTTGCTTAGCAGCATCGATGGCAGTCCGGCTTTTGAGCTGAACCAGTCATGCAAGGTGCTGCGCAAGGGCTTTAACGGCGGTTACGCATTCCGCCGGATCAATGTCAGTGGTGAACGCTACGCCGACACCGCTGACAAGAACGCATATTCACACCCACACGATGCACTGCAGTATCTGGCGCTTGGCGCCCAGGGCGAGGCTGATTATTCGTGGCGGGACAAAGAAGGCAACGCCGGCTCAGCCGGTTATGTCGGCGCAGCTGATAGCACAACAGGGTACTAAGCGTGAGCGAAACCAAAACGCCAACACTAATCCAGAAAAATGAATATCCGCACGAGTATTCACCTGCAAAGAATCTGGACGTTTTAGCGCAGCACCTTGAGACATCGCTTGTGGATGCAATGAATGGCCGCGGCGTAATTGATGATCGTATGGTGCAGGACTTGCGGCTTTATACAGGCATCTATGATCCTGATGTCGAAGAGAAGCTAAAAGCCAACAAGCGTTCGCGGGTTTTCATCAAAATGACTCGTGCGAAAACCGATGCTGCAATCAGTCAGCTTGATGACATGCTGCACCCGAACACCGACAAGAACTGGGGCATAAAACTCACACCAGTTCCTGAGATTTCAGAGTTGCTGGATTCAACTGAGGCGGCAGTAGTTGATGGTCAGCAATACGTTGGTGACGATGGTAAGCCAGTCACTGAGGGCGATATCGCTAAGCGGAAGCTACAAAAGCTCAATGATGCCTGTGCTGCCATGGAGAAGGAGATCCATGATCAACTGACTGAGTGCCGCTATAACGCATCAGCCCGAGTGGCTATCAGTGATGCTTGTATTGTCGGCACCGGCATCCTGAAAGGTCCGGTTATTAGTCGCAAAAATGACAGTGTATTTGTGCGCCAGCAAGATGGCCAGTATGTGCAGGAAGAGAAAGAATCGTTTGTGCCTATCGTTGAAGTAGTTCGGCCATGGGACTTTTACCCTGATCCATCCGCAGCCACTATCGAAGAGGCTGATTATGTATTTGAACGCAGATACATGAGCAAGCGGCAGCTGCGAGCGTTAGGTAAACGCAAAGGCTTCTCGCCGGAGAACGTCGAGCGGGCAATTGAACTATCGCCTCAGCAAACCCAGCACAAAGCATCTTTTCAGGATGATGTGCGCAAGTTGGCTGGTATGAATGACCAGCTCAATGATAGCCGGTACGAGACTTGGGAATACCACGGCCCAATCCGCGTTGCTGTATTGGCTGAGCTTGGACTGGTACCAAAACCTGAAAAGGATGATGACGCCAAGCGGTTATTGGAGCAGGAAGTTGACGCCATCGTATTCTATTGCGGTGGCGTTGTGCTTGGCGCAAAGTCCAGCCTGATTAAGCACCACAGTGACTATCCGTACCGGGTGTTTAACTGGGCGCAGAATGACGCATGCATTTTTGGCTTTGGCATTCCACGCATCGTGATTGATGAACAGTCGGTAATGAATACTGTTTGGCGCATGATCTTGGATAACGGTGCTGCCACTGCCGGCCCACAAATTGGCTTGAATAAAAAGTTTGTAAAGCCTAAAGATGACGACTGGACATTCTCGCCGTTTAAAATCTGGGAAATTGAGGGTACTGCAACCGATATAAAGCAGGCTTTCAGCACCTTTGAAACAGCCAGCCATTTAAACGAATTGAGTGCCATCTATCAGACCTCTCGTGTGTTGTTTGATGAAGTGTCAGGCGTACCAATGATTCAACAGGGCGAGCAAGGCCAGAGCACTCAGACGCTCGGCGGTATGTCCATGTTGATGAATGCTGCTAATACAGTGCGTCGGCGCCAGGTGCGGATGTGGGATGATTGCGTCACAACGCCACTTATCACCGACTTCTATCACTTCAACATGCTTTACAGCAAAAAGAATGAAATCAAAGGGGATTATCAGGTTGATGCGAAGGGGACCAGTGCGCTTCTGATCAAAGAAACTCAGGCTCAAGCCATCACTAATTTGATGTCTGTGGTTGGTAGTAACCCTGTATTTCAACCAGTGCTTGCATTGAAGGCACCTCAAATCTTAAGGGCCTGGGTAAAAACACAAAGCCTGCCTGATGACATTTTGCCAACTGATGATGAACTGCGAAGCTATCATGATGAATTAGCTGAAAAGCAGAAAAACCAACCTCAAGACTCGGCAATGGCCATTGAGCAAATCCGTACCGAGCTGCAACAGCGTAAATTCCAACACGAAAAGGAACTTGAACAATTCAAAGCGCTGCAGCGCCAGCAGGAGATGCAATTCGAGGCTGGCTTGAAACTACAGTTATCCGCAGCGCAAGAGCGCATCGAGCTGGCAAAACTGGCGCAGGAAGATAAACACAACACTGAAAGCCTGATGACTGAATTGAAAAAAGTTCAGGCTAATCACGATGCCAGCTGGCAGCAATTCATGGCGGAAGTGCAAATCAAACGCCAAGGTGGAATGACAGCAAACTATGGGCTTGATGGTGTGACATGAAACTCGGTACCGAACACGTAGCGTTATTTATTGAAATGCTGAAGCTGGACCGAACCAATCTTCTTGAAGAGCTGACGCAAGAAATGCCGGCAGATAAAACCTCTTTCCTGCGCGGCCGCATTGCGCAGATTGACGACATTATCCGGCTCTACCCGGCTCGGATCAAAGAACAGTAACAGAATTCAAGGGGAAACCCTTGCCAGCGAACCCGCGCTCAGTCGCGGGTTTTTTATTGACTGCAGGATGCACTCACCAGGAAACACCAATGACTGAGCAAGTAAACAACGAACTCCCAGATGATTTCTCACAGGCTTTTGCTGACTCTATCGACTCGGCAGCCTCAGAAGCACCAGAGTTCACAGCAGAGTCTGTAACAGGCCAGACCGAGGAAGTCGCTACTGAACAAGTGAATGAGCCAGCTCAACAACCTGATGCGCAACAGGCTGAGCAGCAAGATCCATGGGCAGTAGTGCCAGAACCGCTCCGCAACCAGTACCAGGAACTGCTAACCAAGAACCAACGGCTTGAGAATGATCACCGCGCAAACTCAATGCGCGTTCAGGCTTTAAACCGGAAAACAGAAGAACTCCAACAGGCGCTGGCAGCGAAAGAAGCGGCAGGCGGAAAGCAGACCAATGCACCAGGCACACCCTCAGCGGAAGATCTTGAAGGCAAGTCCTTTGAACAGGTCGAGCAAGAGTTTCCTGAAATTGCAGAGTTTATCAAGGCTCAGGTCGCTCGGGCTGTCACTCCAATTCAGCAGCAACTAGCACCGGTTAACGAGATTGTCAGCGAGCGTGCTCAATTAGCACAGCAGGCAGTTATAGCTCAGGAGTTAAGCAGGCTTCAGCAGTTACACCCGGACTATGCGGAAGTTGCCAAAGATCCTGCTTTTGGGAATTGGGTTACTTCACAGCCGCCTGTCGTGCAACAGATGTATGCAAGCACAAGCGCTGATGATAACGCGGCACTTCTTACCCTGTTTAAAGCCAGCACTGGTTACAAATCACCAGCTGCATCAACTCAAGCTCAACCAACCAACAGTCTTGCAGATCACGTTGCCACAGAGCGCAAAGGCACAGGCGCACCAACAGCCGTGCGACGCACTGATGACAACTTTGCAGACGCATTCAACTTCCATGTAACGCGCACAAAGTAGTGTGCAGGAGCTAAATTATGGCTAATACTTTTGGCGATATCTCACCAGGCAATGCAGCGAAGGCGATGACCGAAGCGCTTCAGCATGCTGAACCAATTGCTGTTTTAACCAAGCTGGCTAAATCAATCTGGATTGGCTTTAACGAAACGAAAGTTGCACGTTTTCGCCGCATCATCCCGCTGGCACCAAAAACCACGGCGCTGACCGAAGGTGTGACACCAACTGGCTCAGACTTCCGTTATGAAAACGTCGAGCTGTCTCTGGTTCAGCTGGGTGATTTCATGCCGACAACTGATGTGCTGCTGGACCTGCACGATCAGCCTGTTGGTAAAGATATGTGGACTGCCGCATCTGAGCAAGGCATCCAAACCATTGAGCAATGGCTTTGGGCAACAGTTACTGCCGGTACCTCAGTGCAGTATGCAAACAACGTTGCAGGCCGTGCGTCTGTCGTTGGCTTTCTGAACAAATCAAATCAGCAAATCATTACACGTACTCTGGCGCGCAACAAAGCCAAGAAGTTACGCAAGATGTTGTCTGGCTCACCGGATCACAACACCACGCCAATCGAAGCTGCGTTTATCTGTGTGACTCACACCGATATGGCACCGTCTATTCGTGCGATGGAAGGCTTTGTGCCAGTTGCTAAATACGGTCAGCGTCAGCCTATCTGTGATGAAGAGCTGGGCTCGGTTGATGATGTTCGTTACATCCTGACGCCATGGGCTATGCCAATCATCAACGCCGGTGGCGCGAAAGGCACTGGCGCAACAGAGTGTATCTCTACTGGTGGCACCAACGCTGACGTTTACCCGGCAGTGTTCTTTGGTGAAGATGCCTTCGGCGCGCTGTCCATTAAAGCTGGTAAACAGGGTGGCAAGATGGTTCCTTCTGCCGGTTCAATCACTCCGCAAGTTGTGAACCCGAAAGCATCAGCATCTGACCCACTGGGTCAGCGCGGTTCTATTGGTTGGAAGTGCTACTTCCAGTCGAAGATCCTGAACGAAAGCTGGATTGTTCGTGGCGAATTCGCTGCACCGAAAAATCCATAACCTGTAATCAGTGCAACTAAAGGGCCGCATCTGTGGCCCTTTCCTTTTTGAACAACAGAGAATCAAAAATGAACAAACCAACCTATCAAGGCAGCTCTGCTGCTGAACTGATCGCGTTCGCAAAAGAAAATGGTGTTGATTTGCCAGACGACACCAATAAATCAGACGCATGGAAAGCGGTTAAAGCAATCCTTACGGATCTGGGTGAGACAGCCCAGGAAGAAACTGAATCGTCGAGCCAATCTGAAGTTAACGCCACGCAAGGTGCAGCAACAAAGAGCAAAGACCCAACGCACTACACCATCAGCGTTTCAAAGCCAAGCGACACAAAGCTGCATGATTTCACAGTGAATGCTAACGGCACCAATTTCCAAATCCATTTCGGCAAAAAAGTGAAAGTTCCAGCTGTGGTGCTGAACATCCTGAATGATGCGGTTGAACGAAAGCCAGCGCACCGGGATATGGAAACCAACGAGTGGATTGAAGAATCCTTCGAGCACCGTTACAGCTTTGCCATTCACCAAGAACACTTCGAATAAGCCTTGGTGCCGCGCATGACTTTCATTGAAATGTGCCGGCGAGTCCGGCAAGACTCCGGCATTTCCGGCGATATCGCATCGGTGGTGAACCAGCAAGGCATTCTAGCCAAGCTGGTGACATGGGTGCAACAGGCTGAATACGATATTGTCACCAGTCGCAGTGACTGGAATTTCATGCGCGATAAAGCATCTGATGTGCTGACAATTGGCAAGGCTGAATACATGCCCGCTGAGCTTGGTATGCATCCATTTGCGATGTTAAACAAAGTCTATGTAGCTGGGCAGCCGCTGGAAAAGCTGAACTTTGACTATCTGGATGATTGGCATCTCAAAAATGGTGGCCCCCCGGAAGGGGTGCCTACTGCTTTTGCAGAAACTCCGGACGGCTCAATTCTTTTTAATTACAAGCCGACGCAAGCCACATCTATTGATATTCGGTATTACAGGGCCGCGACTCGTTTGGTTGCCAATGCTTCGGTATCGCCTATTCCGGCCGAGCACGAAGAGGTAATCATCCAGCTTGCACTGATGAACTATGCACGGCATGAGCAGGACGATTATCTGCTACGTGATGCTACTGCAGCCTACGAGCGGCACCTCTCTAACCTTTGCAATAAGCAGCTGCCGGCAATCCAAATCATTGGTTGGAGTTGTTAATGTCGAGCAGAACCAAAGTTAGTAAGGTCATCTTAAAAGGCGGCCTGAACTTAGCCGCTTCGGTACTCGAACTTGATCCCGGTGAATGTACTCAGCTGCTGAATTACGAAGTAAATACCCTCGGCCGGTACCAGCGGATTATGGGTTACGAACGCTTTGACGGGAAACCGGCCCCTTCAGGTGTTCGGCCACAAGACCTTGTGGGATTCCCTTTTGCTGACGATGCAACAGAACTGGCGGCCGTCGAATCTGAGCAGGAAGTTCGGCGCAGTTTGATTTTACCGGTGCCAGGCTCAGGCCCAATTCTTGGCGGGTTTTATTTCAGTGGCTCGGTGTATGTCTTTCGCAATAATGCGGATGGCAGCGAGGCTCGACTTTACAAATCCAGTGCAGATGGTTGGCAGCCTGTAGCCACTCCAGTTTTGCTGCCGGGTGGGAACTATAAAACAATCACAACCAACTTCACGGGCTCGGCTGGTTCCAGAGAGGTGCTGGGTGTTGATGGTGTGAATAAGGCCTGGCGCTTTAACGGCGTTACCTTTACTCAGATCACTGGGCCAATCAGTCCGGATGCACCGACTCACCTTGAAGTGCTGCCCAGCCAGGTTCTCTTGTTGGGTTATCGAAAGGGGTCTTTGGTCTTTACTGGCGTGGGTGAGCCCACAAAGTTTCAGGCAGTTGATGGCGGCGGTGAAATCGGCGTTGCCGATGAAATCACAGGCCTTGCCGTTCAGCCTGACAACAGCTGTGCAGTGTTTTGCCGGAATCGAACCTACGTGCTGTACGGCAAAAGCAAAGAGGACTTCAACCTCACCACTTTGTCACTAACAACCGGCGCCATACCAAACAGCATCCAGGGTATCAACGACAGTGTATATCTGGATGATCGGGGCATGACCCGCCTTAATCGGGTACAGCAATTCGGCAACTTCGATATGGCCACTATCAGCCAGAAGATTGAGCCATTGATCCACCGTTACCGAAACAGCGTCACTGCCTCATTTGTGGTGAAGGCAAAGAACCAGTACCGGCTTTGTTTTAGCGACAGCACCGGCATTATCGTCACGTTTTTTGGTGCTGAAGTCTCCGGATTTTCTACTTTCAGTTACGGAAAAGTGGTGCGCTGTGCATTCAGTGCTGAGGATGACTCAGGCAAAGAGGTCGTGTTCTTTGGCAGTGATGATGGTTACTTATACCAGGCCGAATCAAGTTTTGGTTTTGATGGGGAAGAGTATGCCAGCACCATGCGGCCGGCCTTCAATAATCTGGGTTCGCCAGATCAACAAAAGCGATTCCACAAAGCTGTAATGGAAGTTGATGCGGTTGCTGATACCGCCCTGATCATCAACCCAGATTTTGATTACAGCGATCCAAATGTCCCAGCTGCGAACTCAATCAGCATTACCGCCAAAGGCGGTGGTGGCTATTGGGATGCTGCTGCGTGGAATGAATTTACCTGGTCGAGTGCGTCCACTTTTACAGCCGATTTGTATTTGGATGGCGTGGCCAGAAACATTTGTCTGGTTGTGAACTCCCGCTCTAAACGAACACCACCGCACATCCTCAACAGTTTCTTAATTCACGCCTCACCCCGCGGCCGCAGGAGATAACCGACCATGCTCAGTGTGTGGAAACATGAAAACCTTTTCGAGCCCGGCACCACAGTTCGTGCTGATGCTATGAATTTTAAGCTCGATGGTATTGCTGTGAGCTTTGAAGCAATCGCTTCTTACATCGACGGCAAAGTCATCAACCTTCCATCCAGTTTTACTGGCAATGCCTACATCCCCAATAAGTCGCTCAATAACTCTCTACTGTTTATCACATCAGCTGGTAATGCTGATGTTTACCCGATGGCTACGTTTGAGCAGAAAGTAACGGACACCGCAGCAAACGCAGCTTCAGCCCTGGATAGCAAAAATGCTGCTGCGGTATCGGAAACAAATGCCCGGGAGTCTGAATTGCAAGCCGCTGCCAGTGCGGAAGCTGCACAGACTGCAGCTGGCGCAATCGTTGGCACTGTCTTTGTTGCCGGACTCTGGAATGCAGGTACCGGTTCTTTTCCTACGCCACCAGAGGATGGCGCCAGTATTTGGCAGGCATCAACAAATGGCGTTGGCGCAACGGCCGCAGCAAAGGCCGGTGACCTTCTGATTTACGATCCGATCAATACCGCCTGGCGGCTGTTTGCGGGCCTTGCGCGTGTAGATGCCTTAGCTTCGCAAGTGGTAACGAACTACAACACACAGGCGGCTCAAATCGCTGATATCCAAGTTTTAGCGTTAGCAGGACTCGATTAAATGATTAACCAAAACTCGAAGACACAGATCCAAAACCGGATTAACGCAGCGACGGGCGCAACAACTCTGAATGATCTTCTTTTGCTTCGTAAAGCTGCTGAAGGTTTATGTTGTGATGAAACCAATCTGGATACGTTGATTACCGCTGCACTCAATGCACAAGATGGAACTACACCAATAACTCAGGTATTCGCCGGCAAAGTAGCTGCCGGTCTTCGCGGTCGAGTCGCTTATCAAACACCTATCGCAGTTAAAGCCGGCGATGAGCTTTTTATTGATGCGCTTGGCAAAGTTAAAACAGAAAAATATCCAATGCGCGGGGCTGTCGCGCTGACGAATGTCCCGGTGGATACATCAATGCTCGGTGAACTCGCCGTTGCTGCGAAGGGCTACATTCATGGTGGACGGATTCAGGCAGGTCAAGCAAGTGCCAGCGCTATTCTGACACTTTCCGATGGCAATTTACTCTACTTGTTCCCAGGGCGAGGCAACACGTTAAATCAGTTAATGCATGCTTCCGTAATCGCACCAGACGAAATAACCGTTATCAGTACACACCAGTTAACTCCAATGGTAAACGGTTCTGATTACTCAAATGGCAGTAGCATGGTAGGTGTGTACGAAGTCAGCGCAAACGTATTCCGCATCTACTACACCACAGGTGATTCTGGGAGTACGTCAGCAAAGGCCATCAGATACATCACGCTGACTTATAACACAGGAACTAAGGCATTATCGTCTGCAGCCGGGTCCACGGTAGTCGTTGGTACCGCTTCTGGTGATTACGCAGCTAACGTGTCACTAAAACAAGGTGACCGCTATGTTTTGGTTGGCGTAAACAGCAGCGGCACACAGTTCTGCCTGGACATGCAGGCATCAACAGTGGTGACTTATACCGGTGTGACCACGATGTCGAATTTTACAGAATTTGATATGTCAGTTCCGGGCAGTGAATATGCTTATGCGCTGAATGGCTCGACACCTTCTTTAATGAAAGCTGGTGCAGACTCGAAGCTGGCGCTACCTGCCAACCTGACAACGGATGGCTGTTTCGGCAGTACCTGGCTTGTTCGGTTGATTGGTCCACGCGAATTTCTTGCGCTGAAAGCCGGAAATCCAGTGAAGCTTGTTAAGTTCAGCAATGATTGGCTTGCGGCTACCATCTACACAGTTGCCGGCGTGACGCCTGCAGAAGTAACCACAGCTGGCGCTGGACGAGCATTAGTTCTGAAGGCGGATAACAACCGGTATTTTGTTAAAACGCATGCCAATGAACCCATGTTCTCATTCCTTTGGGACGGGGCGAGCGCTCCAACGGCTATTGATTTATCAGCTGGCTGGTTATCAACAACGCCGGTCGTTACATATTTCAGAGCTCGCCTGCCAGTGTTGACGTCAAACGATAGGCTGACTTACGCAATCATCTCAGGCAAAACAATACCCGATGCAACGCAAGCTTACTCTGAGTACATGTACAGCTATTTCACCTTCGACGCGGCGGAACTTACTGGGTACACCCCAGGCAAGCTTGGCATGGCGAGAGGCGATGCAGCCATCAACGGGTTAACAGAGCTTGAACTGAGTGATGAGGCCACTCTGACTTCCACCGCTTCTGCTCCTTTAAGGGCGGAGTTAGTCGGTAAAAACGGTTTACTCTGCACACTGCAGCGTGACCGTTTTGCGACTATGCAGGTGGTTAACGAGCAAAACTCTACTTCAACAATGACCGTCGGGAATTTCCCTAGTGCAGCAGCAGAGTACAGCCGGAAGGTAAATTCGACTGTAGCTGGAGTGAGCAGAACATTAGGACCCGGTGGGGCGCTACTTAGCTCAGCCAGGGTCAGCCTTTCAGTTCAAGCCAATGGTGCGTCAGCACAAGCCTCAGCATGTAATGTCACAACATTATCAGTTGAGGGCCATCGTTACTTCAACAGCGGCGTTTCTTCAGGCACGGCCGTGGCCGCAGCGTTGATTGAAACCGATAAACCGGTACTGGTGAGTTTCGGTGGTCGAACTGCCAATATTTTATGGGAGCGCGAACTGTGAAAATAATTTCAAATCCACCGGTAGAAGCGCCGGCCCCGAAGGCACCGCTGCCGATTCTTGGTTACGCTAATCCAGTGGTTTCGGTTGATGGCCAAACGCGAATTTTTACTCCTGTGTTCTCTGTTGGCACTGATAGTTTGATTCGGATAGAAGCGGACCTGACCGGAGTCGATCCGCTCGGTGAGCAGTTTGTTTATCCAGTGACGCTGCCTGACAATACTGACACACCAATTATCCGGCACGCGCGCGGCGCTCCTACAACCGATGAAAAGTATTTGTATACAACAATCAACAACGGCCATGTAGTGATGCAGGGTCGGTTGCCATCAGGTGACTGGAAGATTTTGCAAGACCGGGTTAACGAAGCCCTTAAAGTTATTAATGCTCCATTTGAAGTGAGCATGCCAAACATTACCTTCCACGTCAGCACGCCAATATGAATCGCTTAGGTGTCATTTATGGCCGGAACTATACGCCGGCCAGCGCTGGCTTGCGCCTGTTTATGTGGTCGCTCTATAGCCACGTCGGAATCATCGATGGTGATTTTGTTATCGAGGCCACAGCCAAGCATGGCGTTGTACGAACACCTATTGCTGAGTTTAAAGCTCGCTATACCGAGTGGGCTATCGGTGAGTACCTGATTGCCTGCACTCCAGCTGAAGCAATTGAAAGGGCGCGTTCGCAGATTGGAAAACCATACGATTGGTTGGCAATTGCGGGCATGTTTTTCCGCACCGGTTGGGATGACACTGACAGTTGGGTTTGCAGTGAGCTGCTGGCGTGGGCTGGCAAGTCCGTCAACTTCGAGCGGACTGGCCGCTACACCGTCGAAGATGCATACAAACATACCGTCATCACTCATCGGGGGAGGTTTGTGTATGCCTAATTGGATCGCGCTAAGCACCAAGGTATGGACCAATGTTTATGCGGCACTTGATATAACCCCTGGTCTTTCCCTGATGCTGCAGAACATTGGCCAGGCACCGCTGGCATTTGCGGTATCGGAGCTTGAACCAACTGAGCAAGTAGACCTTGTGGCAAAGGTCGATGAGATAGTTGAAGTGTCGGCCGGAGCATTAGGCCTTTGGGTGAAGCAGTACCGCGGCAATGCCGGTGAAGGTTTGCTGGTTGGTCGCACAAAAACCGACTTCAAGAAAATCAGGCCATATACCGGCTTTGACCAAATTACAGGATCCACATCAGGCGGAGGCGGAACAGTGACAAGCCACAGCTCACTCACAGAATTAGAGGCAGATGATCACCTCCAGTATTTCAACACCACAAGGGGCGATGCACGGTACCTTCGCAGAAACAACACTGCGCCAGCTGATATCACTGGTCTGAGCGATATGCTCACCACCCTTACAAACGCTGTGGATGCGCGGGTGATTAAGGTTGTTGGCAAAGGGTTATCTGCCAATGATTTCTCAGATTTACTGCTGGCCAAGCTCAACAGTTTACCTAATGGCTCGGCCGGAAAAATCAGTTGGGCGGATATTGTGGGCTTTACACTGCCGGCACATGGGCACTCCATTGCCGAAGTGACTGGCCTGCAAGCTCAGCTGGATAACCTGCAGCCGAAAGAGGTCGGGAAAGGGCTTTCCAGCAATGACTACACCACGGCTGAAAAGAACAAACTGGCCTCGATTGAGGGTAGTCACTTCAAAGGTTTGTTCACCACGCTGGCCGCATTACAAGCTGCTGTTGCGACACCAGTTGCCGGTGACTATGCGGATGTTGATCCGGGCGCTGGCGCTGATGTTGTGCGCTATATCTACGATGTGAGCGACAGCGCATGGAAGGTGCAGGCTGGCAGTGGTGGCGCCATGACGGGTGCTCAAATTAAGACGACTCTTTTTGCTGAGGCTGACACTAACAACTTCAGTGACAGCTACAAATCGAAAGTCGATGGTATTGCAGTTGGGGCGACTGCTAACGCGACTGATGCCCAGCTTCGTGACAGGTCGACCCACACTGGTGCCCAGGCTATCAGCACCATCACTGGCCTTCAGACTGCACTGGATTCTAAGCAAGGCACGGAAGCCGGCAAAGGTCTATCGGCGAACGATTACACAACCATCGAGAAAAACAAACTGGCCGGCATTTCAGCCGGAGCTACAGCGAATGCCACCAATGCAGAGTTACGCGACAGGGCTACACATACTGGCGAGCAGGCAATTAGTACCGTTACCGGCCTGCAAACAGCGCTCGATGGCAAACAGAAAGTCATTATTCAAAGCGCCACGCCGCCGGCAAATCCTGCCGTTGGTGATTTGTGGATTCAGGTTTAAGGAAGCTTTATGAGCGCTAATAAAATCGCAGAAACATCGACCAGCACAGGCACCGGCAATATTACATTGGCTGGTGCTTGGTCAGTGCCAGATAGTTTTATTACCGGCAATAGGACGTTTAATAGCTTTTACGGACTGAATCATCGCTTCCCATACATGATCCAAGACAAGCTTGGAAATTGGGAAAAAGGCGTAGGCTATTTGTCCGGTGCTGCTGCATTGGTGCGGGAGCTTGTCACTGATAACTCATTAAGCACAACAGCGCTGATCAACTTTCCGGCCGGTGAAAAGCTGGTTATGGTTCCGACTGATGCAGGTATGGATACTCTGCCAAAAATTCGGGATGGTGGCGGTTATGCAGGCAGTGCATTCTTTTTCAATAACGGAGTGTCGCACACAAGCGTTGCGAACCGACTAGTTTTAACTCCTTTTTTGTCAAAGCGCCCAATGTTAACGGCGTCGGTATTACTGAACGTGAATACCGCAGCCGCGTCGACCAAGGCGCGGCTTGGGATTTATCAAATAACGCAAGTCGACAGCACGCACACAGCAACCCTTATGCAAGACTTCGGAGAGATCGATACTTCGACCACAGGAGAGAAAGTGCTAACTGCCAATTTAAAGCTTGGCACCGGCCTTTACTTCACTGCATATGTAACTAATGGCACAGCAGCCGTCCGAGGGCAGAACGTCGGTTTCGATTTCGCGGCCGCAGGTCTAAATAGCAACCAAGCAGTGCCCATACAGGGGTTTTATAAAACGGGGCTTACAACTGCCGTTGATGGGCTGCCGTCAAGCGTTAACTTTGTTAATGGTGACGCGAACGCCAACAACGCAGCCCCAAGAATATTATTTACCGGGGCATTCTTATGATTGGCTACATAGAAAAAGGCTATGGCCTGCACCAAATGCTTGCCGCACAAGGTATTGAATTACGAAATGTTGACGGCAATTGGATAGCTAACGCACCAGATGAGCTGGTATCGCAGCTTATAGCTGACTACAATCCTTGGCCGTCAGAGAAAGCAACCAAGTTCGCAGAGATTGACCAAGCGTTTGAAACGGCAGTGTCCAGTCTTACCGCAGGCTGGCCGCAGCATGAGATCCAGACATGGAGCAAGCAGGAGGCCGAGGCTAGAGCTGTGGCAGTAAACCCTGATGCACCAACACCTATGCTATCCACTATTGCAATCACTCGCGGCTTGACAGTGTCTGAGCTGGCACAGCGCGTCATTCGTGATGCCGACGCATTCACAGCCGCAAGCGCGCATTTTGTCGGGCTGCGACATAAGGCAAGGCAGCAGGTTCAGGCTTTGCCGGATAGCGGCTATGATCACAGGCTGGCAGAGTTGTTCGCTATTAAGTTCGGTGGCTGATCATGTATGGCTCATTTCCAATAGGACTGATGCCATATAGCTCACAGGTAATCACAACTATCTCCGCTGAGCCTGCAAATCCTCCAGGCCTGCAGCGCTGGAACGGTTCAGCTCATGTGCCTGTGGTACCTAAACGCTGGAGCGGCACAGCTTACGTTGACATACCACTGAAGCGCTGGAACGGCGTGGCATATGTCGACGTATAGCTATGGCCGCTGAAGTCGTTGTTGAGCTGTATCGAACCCAGGAAGTTAAAGAGCAATACCGGTTCTGCGCCGCAGTCACAATTACTTACTTTGGCAAACGCGCCATGCTTCAGGGGCTATCTGGCAGGTTCACGCCGGCATGCTGGAAAGAACTGGCCACACATTTGAAAAGCAAAGGCGTCGTTGCAGCTGACTACTACCGGCGCGGCAAATTAAAAACCGTCATGCTTTAGGATTTGAGTTTCAGCCAAAACAGCGTAATATTTACCCATACTGCACGTTCGTCTGCCTATCTCGTTTTAAGTCCAATTTCAGCCCATTTGCTGAGGAACATACCATGTTAAATACCCAAGTAGCCCGGGATAATCCCGCGGTTGACGCTACCTTTTTGCCGCCAAAAAAGGCAACGAATAAAAGGATTTACCCTGTACAGGATACCATTGGCACAGTGACTGATATGGGCGAGGCTGTGCAGATCCCACATCAGGATATGCAGCAGATAAATTCGACACAGCAAAAACCGGCAGACCCTTATCAAACACCTGACGTTAATCCGAATACCAAGACAGCCGATATAGGTGTGCAGCAGTCAACACCAGTGCAACAGCCAGCTGCTCCGGCGCCAACAAATAGCGGTGGCCTGCTGCAGAACTTTGCCAATCCCTCACCTATAGCGAATAGCGCGGCAGTTAAGTCAGCTATAACGCCAGTGACTTATCAGCCGCAGGAATACAAGCCGGTGGGTACGGATGCTGCAGCGACAGCTCCGACGATGAATGTTCCAACAACAAACGGTGGTGGCAGTAGTTACAGCAGCGATGGTTATACCGGAGTGCAGGGAAACACCAATTTCAATTACACGCCAAGCAATGACTCATTGGTTGAAAACCGGATAGGTGGTTTGCTTGATCCAAACAATGCCCTTATGCGCAAAGCTGCTGCGCTTGGCAACGCCTACGCCGCAAACCGTGGCCTGCAATCAAGCAGTATTGGTGGTGAAATTGCATTGAGCACGATGGTTGATAAAGCACTGCCAATTGCCCAGCAAGATGCACAGACCGTTAACCAGGCGCAGCAGCTGGGTTGGCAGCAGGGCTGGCAGTCAGGTGAGAACAACTTAAATCGGACGCATGACACCAAGATGTTCGATAAACAGGGCAAGTTGCAAACTGACCTTCAAAACAGTCAGCTGCAATTTCAGGCCGGTGAGAACAATGCCAACCGGCAAATGCAGGCAGAACTGCAGCAGCTCCAATACAAACAAAGCCTTGGTTTGCTCGATGCTCAGGGCGCTCAGCGAATGCAGGAGATTAACGCGCAAGCGCAGGCCAGCAATTTCCAGCAAGAGCGGGGTGCCCAGTTGCAAACTGAGCGTGATCAGCTGATGCAGAACATGAGTTTGCAATCGATGGATAAGCAGTATCTGCAACAACTTGAACTAACCAAAGCTCAATATGACCAGGCCGACCGAACTTTCGCAGCTCAGCTTGAAGCCGGCAAACAAGCTGAATACCGCAACGCTATTTCAAGTGCATATAACACTTACCTGCAGCAGGTCGGTGCCATTTATGCTGATCCAAACATGACGTCAGAGCAAAAGGCAGCAGGAGCCTCTTACCTGCAGCAGCAACTTGATGCTCAGCGAAAGTCATTAGAAACGCTATACCTGATTACCGGAGTTAGCTCAGGTAACGGGACAACGTCGCCACCAACAGGCACTTCAAACCCGAATCCGCCGCAGGTTACAACAAATCCAGTTGATGGCGGTTACGCAGAACCCCGCCCTGGGAAAGGTTACGTGCCATGATCCGCCTTGGAACTCATGCCGATATTCCTGCCATGCTTGCTATCGGCCAGGCAGTTATTGCTCAGGCCAGAACACTGGACTGCGAGTTAGATCCAGAGCTTGCAGCAAAAACTATCAGGCAAGCGCTAAATCATCGAAAACACGCAGTATTTGTTGCGGAAAAAGCCGGCCACGTTGTCGGCTTTTTTATTGCGGTGCAGGACCAGTTCTGGTTTTCCAAAACGCACTATGCAACAGACCTGGCGTTTTGCGTCAGCGATGAACACAAAGATCAGGCCGTTTGGCTGCTGCGCCGGTTTATTCGGTGGTGCCAGTCAAATCAAATCAAACATATCCAGCTTGGTTTAAGTACCGGCCTCGATGGCGAAGGACGAACAGGACGGCTTTACGAAGTGCACGGACTGCAACTGGTGGGCGGTATTTATTCAACAACATTTGTGGGGGTCGTATGAGCGGTCTGGTTAAGGGCGTTAAAAAAGTATTTAAGGCCGTCGTGCCAATTAAGGCGGTGCGAAATGTCATTAAAAAAGTTGTGAAATCAAAAGTTTTTAAAATAGTAGCTATTGGAGCTTTAGCCTACTTCGGTGGCGCAGCTCTAATGTCTATGGCCGGCGGAGGTACGGCATCTGCAGGTATAGGCTCTGCATGGGGCGGCATTCAGGGAGCCGGCTCCGCAATTGCATCCGGCAATATAGGCGGCGCATTTTCGGCGCTCAGTAATGGATTTACTGCTGCAGGTGCAACACAAGCAACAACATTTGCCACTGGGCAGGCTGCTGCACAAGCTGCCATCACCGGCCAAACCGCCGCAATAGGCGCATCATCAGGTGCTTACACAGGCGAGGCCATGAAATCTTTCGTTGCTGGAGGCGGTAATGCAGTTCAGGCAGCAACGCCGGCAGCCATACAAACTGCAACCTCAGCCACCAGTTCACCTGGATTGCTGGCGGGCCTTGGCGAAGCCGGTAAAGCGGCATTAGTGACGGGCGCCATAAACACCGGTGGTCAAATGCTGCAGGGGTATTCGCAACAGAAACAGGCCGAAGAGGATGCAAAAAACCGCAACTACTTTGGAGTTGATGGCAAAGGCAATAACTCAAGACTGCCAGGTGTGGGGTTATTAAACCCGACCAATATCATGCCAGACAATCCGGTGCCGCAAATGAGCACCCCGAAAACCATTGATGAGCTGATTGCTCGCCAAACTCAGCAAGTAAACAAATATCCAACCTGGGGAGGCTAAGCCATGGATGAACAACTTTTAGAGCCTAGTGAGGTTGCCGCGTCGCCGGAAGAGCAGGCAATGCTGGAGCAAGCAGTAAGTATCGCTTTCGAAATTATTCATGCGGAAGGTAAAGCCGGTGACAACATCGCGAACATGGTGCTTGAAGCTAAGCAGGTTCAGCAGGGTATTGGTCAAGCTGTGGCAACAGTCATTATCGCTGTTGAAAAGAAAATGGATATCGTGGATGACGTAAAACTTCCCCTGGCCGAAGAAATCACCGACGAACTGCTGCAGCTTGCAATCGCCGCTGGTGCTCTGTCCGAGGATGAAATCAATGACGAAATGACTGATGCAATTGTAAGTCATACGGTCAGCACCTACCTGTCAATGAAAGAACAACTAGGGGAACTGAATCAGGACGAGCTTTCAGCGAATGTGCAGGAAGCTGAATCCTTCATGGGGCAGCAGAATAAAACTAAAGCAGCACCACAAGGTGGCGGACTGCTTCAGCGGATGTAAAAAATGCCGTTGGAAGATTAAGCGACGTTTTTAGTAATGCTTATTAGAACAAAAGATGTGGCCAAGGCGGGATAATCCTACCAACGCGACTAACCTGGAATAAGCAAAACCCCGGATGTTCGCAGCATGCCGGGGTTTTTTGCATTCACCCCTATACGAGCCATAGGAGTAAAGCATTGAGTAATGATAGACGTTTCACTTTGAAATTCATAGGAGTGCTTATGGAATCCGTGAACAACCCCCCTCGTGAAGTACGCAGGACAATTTGGCACGCAGTGGCAGCTATTTCGGTATTGATTGTCCTGTGGCGTCTTCCTGACCTTATCACAGCGATTTTTAAATAACAGGTGGCAACATGGCAGCACTAGGATTACTACAAGGTTTTGGCCGTGGCTTAAGTCAGGGGGCCGAAATGCTGAATCGCGGTATGGCTGAAGATCGTGAGGTTGAACGCCAGCGCATGCGTGAAGCCAGTATTGAGAAACGTTGGCAGCGTCAGGAGCAAAAAGACGATGATCGGTATGCTGATAGCCTTAAGTTCCGTGAGGAAGAGGTCAATCGGCAGAAAGAGCGGGATGCCGTTAGTGACAGCCGGTATGCCGATCAGAAAAAAGCTCAGGATGAAGATCGTGCAGCGCAGGACAAGTACCGCTCCGATCAGCTTTCGTTAGAAAAGGAAAAGCTTGGCATTACCATTAGCGAACGTCGGCGCGCTGAAATCGAAGGTGCGCTTGGCGGGCTCCAGCGTGACTACGAGAAAAGCGCTGGTGCACTTGAGCGTCGCCATGAGCGCCTGATCGATAGCGCAAAACAAATTGACCAACAGAACGGATTCGCAAAGGACAAAGACGGCTACACCGAAACAGATCGGGCGTATATGGCTCGGGACAAAGCGCTGGGTGCGCTAAGCAAAGAGTTTACTACCAGGATAATTCCTGTTGTCCGCTCGTATGGCGACGAACTGAAAGGCACTGCGTTTTCATCATATCTCGATGATGTAAAAGCTGAAGACGCCAGGCAGAAGGATCACGCTGGCAAGCAGTTCCTGTCGGATGCTGGAGTGATTGATGCTGAAGGTAATTTCACGGAACAACAGCCAAAAGTCAAGCAAGGCGGGCGTGCAGATCTTTTAAAAGATTTGCGCGCTGGTTCGTCGGGAACGAATGCCGATACGGCTGCGCCAGTCAGTGTAAATTCGCAACCAAATTTTATTAGCGGTTTAAATAATGGACTTTCCGGTGCGTATGGAGAATCTGGTAACGCCGACCTGTCAGACGCTTCACCGCTTGAAGCTGTAGGGTATGGCGCTGGAACTTTAGCGGGGATTGGTCCCGGTCTGCTCGGGGACGTTTTTCAACTTGCTGGTGCTGGCGCAAAAACCACGGTTCAACCTATTTGGACTGCGCTAACTACAAAGCCAAGCAACCTCGAAACTGAACGGGCAAAGCTGTTGCAACAAAGATTTGGAGGCGGGCTAATCCCGCGAGCTGATCAGAATAAAAAGTAGCAACCATTCTTAAATAGATTAAAGCCCACTCAACACCCGCTTCGGCGGGTTTTTTCATTCTCCGGAGAACCCATGGCTCTGAATTTTTTCCATTACACCCCGTCCGTCGATAAGTATGGCCCAGCTGGCGCACCTGAGCCTGCGCCAGAAAAACCACAGCAAGGCCGCATAGCTGACATGGCGGATTCTGCCACTGCCGGTTTTTATAACGCCACTGGCGGCATTCTCGACATGGTGGGCGCTAAAGGTTTTGCCAAAAACTTTTATGGCTGGGCTGATGAGAACATTCAGGAAATGTCTGACCGTGGCCAGCAGGCCATATCTAAAAACATTATTCAAAAAGACGAACTGGGTGATTGGTCGCTGGGTGAGGGGGCAACTGATTTTGATACTTGGTTGCTTGGTTTTGCAAACATGGCGGGGCAGTTTGCTCCGACAATGATACCTGGTGCTGGTGCAGCTTCGCTGGCCACAAAAGCCGGATTAGGTGCGCTTGGTGTAAATACCGCCAGAATTGGCGGTTATGCAGCTGCAGGCGGTTCAGCAGCCACGGGTCAGGCCATGGAAGAAGCGAGGCAGGAGGTTGTTGCCATGCCTGACGGCGTTCTGATGCAGTCAGACAGGTTTAAACGGTTAATAGGGGAGGTTGATAAAGAGCAGCCCGGACTTGATGACGATTCACTTTGGGACGCTGCAAAAGCACGCCTGGCTGATCAAGTTGCGGCCGATGTCCAGACTGATCCAAAAGTTTTGATTGCGAACTATGCGGCTTCTGCGATTGGTGATCCAATTATCGGTAGGGCTTTGGCTGGGGCTCGGATAGCTAAAGGTGCGCTTGGTTCTGTTGCAAAAGGTTTTGCTGTCGAGGGTACCACTGAAGCGGCGCAGGCTGGCGTTACAAAGTACGGTGTCAATGAAGCCTTGCAGCCTATTGATGGTCGTGACTCAATGCAAGGTGTTGATGTCGCGGCTGCCAACGAAGGAATTATGGGCGGCCTGTTCGGCGGAGTTATAGGTGGTACAGGCGGAGTGATCAATCGAGATACATCGCCGGCATTTGATCAGCAGCAACCTGCTGATTCAGGCAGCGTGATTGCTCCCAGCGGCCAGCCGGTTCAGCCAGATCCATCAATGAATTTACCGTCGCAGGTAGAGCAGGCGCTGGCGCCAGAGTCATCAATTCAAGACATCATTTCTCAGGTAAAAGATCCGGATGCAATTCAGCTGGAGTCTACTAACCCAGTGCTGGCAGAAGCCATGCATAACTCAGCAAAATCAGCTGCAGTTCGCCAGCTCGATCTTGATTCAATCATAAGCGATTTAAAGGAGACTCCAGTTGCGAAACCGACAATTCCGCAAAATGAAAACATACCCAGCCCTGCTACTGTTGAGACGGATGGGGCAAGTCAGTCGCAGGGAGTTCCTGCAGATGAAGGCAGAGTTGAACCACGGCTCACCGGATTCGACTGGCCTGCTCCCGTTGCCAGCGAACCTGTCCAATTTGTGCCAGAAAATATGGCTGCTGACAACAATGCCAGTGAACCAGACAATTCTTTAACTCAGCCCGAAGTTGCACAAGAGCGGCCAGTTCAGGTTAAAGGCAACGGCCTGCCATTTCAAAGCCCCAAAGAAGCATTGGCCAGTAAGTCAGCCCGGGTTGCAAAGAAGGCAGGGCAAACTCTGGAAGCCGTGCCGTTTGGCGAAGGCTTTGGTTGGCGTGTTGTAGAAACTCAGTCGGAACAATCGGAAGCGGCCCCAGCCGCTGATGTTGCTGGCCAGTCAATCGACAGTGAGTGGACAGCATTTTCAGACGACTCAGGCACTTTAAAAATTCCCAGGGCAGAAATGCCACAAATTAAAGCCGAACATCGCGGTGCAATGACTCAGTTCTTAAAAGCCCGAGGTATTGAGCATGAGCAAGATGCCGTGCCGGCTGCTGAATTGAAGCCCACACAGGCTGAGTTCTCACCATCAAAGGTGTCTAAAGCCATGGGGTTTGAAGGTGGCGATCGGTCCATTCTTGTGTCGGCAGATGGTTACGTGCTGGATGGTCATCACCAGTGGTTGGCGAAACGTGAGCGCGGTGAGCAGGTGAATATCATTCGATTCAATGCGCCAATCCAAGACTTGGTAAAGCAGGCGCATGAATTCCCGAGTTCTACGGTTTCAGTTGAATCGCCTCCGCAGGGGGCCGAAATCCCTGCAGCGATAGCCAGCCCATCACCTGACTTGACCCCTCGCACTGGCATTGATGCTGGTCCAGTCGAGTTAAGCGTAAGTCAAAATGGAAGCGATCCGGCTGGGATTGTAGATGAACCAGCTGAATTGTCTACCAGCGCTGAACTGCCAGCTATCCTCCAAACCACGAAGAAAAAGTACATCGCGCAGCAGGTAAAGCAGCAAAAGCTCAAAGAGATGTCGCCCGGCTATGCCCAGGCTGTTGCTCGACTGGAAGAGCAGTATGAATCAGATGTCGACCGCGCGCAGGCCGGTCTGACATTTGAGCAGTTCAATTCACTCAACAACGATTCCCCGGAATCAGTAAACCGGCAGGCCTACAAAGCGCTGCGTGAAGAGTTTGGTTTACCGACGGATTTGAAATTCAGTCGAGTCTCAGCGGTGGCAAATGTAGTTGAGGTTGATACCACTGCGCTGCCAGCAACTGAAAACTTAAAAGAGTTGAGCCTGGCGGCCCTTGATTATGCTGCCAGAAATTTTGCTGGTTCGACGGTGAAGAATGCTAAAACAGGTCATCAAATAACTATTAGCAAAAATGGAGTAAAGCACACTTTGCGCGGTGCCCAGCCAGATTTAATCAAATCTGTAGTAGCGACACCTGATTTACTGACGCAGGCTGACTATTTGGGGGCGCAACCACATAAAAGCGGCAATCCGAGCATTGTTGCCACCCACTATTATGGTGTTAAAGCGAATATCGGGGGCGTGGTTCACGACATAGTTGCGGTAGTGCATGAGCAGTCTGACGGGAAACGGTACTACGACCACAGCATCGAGCGGAAACAAACAGGGGCTGCCCAGACCGAGAATTCAAATGTCTCGCTTGCAACCCCTGAATCAACGCCATCAAATGACGTCGATGGCATCAGTATAGCCGAAAATTCAACCACGGAACAACCACTGCAGCCAGATAACAAAAACCCCGATCTAGTACGACTCATCGGGTCACAATTGCCCTTAAGTGGTTCACCTGATCGAGGTTCTGAACAAAACGTACTCACCAAGGACGATCTTGTTAAGGAGAACCCTGACATCCAGTTTACCCGTGAGAACACAATCGAAAGCAAACCTGCCAAAGGCGTAAACCCAAAACTCGCAGAACAGCTGGTTGCCAGCATTATGAAACGCCTGAATGGTGCAGCCGGTATCAAAGTCGTAATTCTGAAAACTCAGGCCGAAGCTGAATCGCTATGGCAGATGTCGCTCGAAGGGGACCTGGTGCGTGGTGCATTCGATGCTGGTAGCAATACCGCTTATATCATTGCTGAGAACATCCGCTCTACCGAAGAGCTTCGCACGACTCTGGCGCATGAAGTTATTGGCCATGGTGGTTTGAAAAATGTAGTCAGTGCAGAAGTCTATGGCGACTTTATACGCCGTCTGCAGGCGACACGCGCCAACAAATACTTCTCAGGCCTCTGGCGCCAGATAGACCGTGATTATGATGGTCTGTCTGAATCGGACAAGGCCGAAGAGCTTTTCGCTTATTACGTACAGAACAAACCAGTGGAAGGCCCGGTGAAATACTGGTGGAACGCACTGAAACGTTGGCTGCACAAAGTATTGGTATCTGTTGGCCTGGCACAAGCAGGTGATCCGGATCTCGACATGGTGGACGATATGATTGAGTCCATTCGTGCCGGATTTATGTTCAAGCGAAATGCTGCAAAAGCCGGATCTGATAACACCGAACCAACTGAGTTGGCATTTAGCAAAACCAGCACAGCTGAAACGATTTCTGGCGCTATCAACGATATGGTTGGGCGTAAGCGGCTTGACCCAAGTGATCCGTTCGCCGAAGAAAATCGCCGTTTGCGCGAGCAAGACAAAACACTGTGGGAAAAAGCAAAGCAAGTATTCATGCGAAACTTTGCGCCAGGAGGGATGCTGCCTCGCTCTATTTTCGACGCGAAGATCACTCGGGATGGTGAGATCGAATCGGGTGAAATGACTATCAAGCACCTGATTTTTGCGCTCGAGCGTGCAGTGCAAAAGGACAGCGGCAAAAACGTCGATAACCAGTCAGACGAATTTATCAACATGATGGCCGATGCGTTGGCCGGCAAGGTTAACGACAAGCTTGGCAATGAAACAAAGGCTGCGCTTGTGGCTATGCGCCAGTACATCGACGCCCTATCCGGCGACTACCTGTCTGTTATCCAGACGAAAATTGACGAGCTGACAGAGCGGATCAAGCAGGATGATAAGTACACGGATAAAGTGCAGGCACTGAACGAAATCGAGCTGTATGAGAAGATTAAAGGCAATATGGGCGTTTATGTAAACCGCTCTTACAGGGCCTTTGATGATCCGAAGTGGTTCCAGAAAGTGCCTGTCGATGTCATTAATCGGGCGCGGGAATATTTACGAGGCCAATACAAAGCACAGGGTGATGACCAGACCGAAGCAAATCGCAAGGCCGAAGTCACGCTGAATAAGATCCTCAAAACCGATACCGCCTACGATTCAATGGCTTCGTTTATTGCGGAAAGCAAGCTTGGCGCGAAAGACCTCAGCACGCTGATAGCACGCAAAGACATCTCCCCCGAGATCCGCGAATTGTTGGGGGAGTACAAAGACCCCCGCATGAACTTCGCCAAGACCGCAACCAAGATGGCCCGACTGGTATGGAATAGCCGGTTTCTGGATAAGGTCAAAGCTGATGGTGTTGGCGTGTTCTTCTTTGATGAGGAATCGCGGCCAGCTGAGGCCACTGTCCAAATAGCCGGCGACCAATCTAAAACTTATGAGCCATTGAATGGCTACTGGACCTTCCCCGAAGTGGCTGAAGCGCTGCAAGATTCGCTGGGTGCCGAGAAGATGGAAGCCTGGTACGAGGCGGCTGTAAAGCTGACCAGTATGGTGAAGTACGGAAAAACAGTTCTGTCACCAACAACGGCGATGCGTAACTGGCAGTCCGCCATGTTCTTTGCTGTTGCCAATGGTCACTTTGACTTTAAGCACATGAAGAAGTCTCTGGCTGCATTCCGTGAGCAGGTTTCGCAGAGTGCTACTGGTGATGATTTAGCCTATCTGAAAAAGCTGAAGAAACTTGGCGTAGTCTACGATGCGCCTTATGCCGGTGAAATGATGCAGCTGTTGTCTGACTCTAAGATTGATGAATGGCTGGAGGGGCGCAAAGGCAAAGTGTTCGGCACAGCCCGGCAAATCAACAACCTAGCACAAGGCTTTTACTCCTTTGGTGATGACTTCTGGAAAATCATTGGCTATGAAAATGAGAAAGCCAACTTTATCGGCGCTGGCCTGAGTGAGGCTAAAGCAGAGAAGATGGCTGCAGAACGGATCCGCAACACTTACCCGACCTATTCAATGGTTGGTCGGGCTATCAAAAAGCTGGCGCGGTTCCCGCTCATGGGCACCTTCGTATCGTTCCCGGCGGAGATTATTCGGACCACGGCAAACATGCTGCGGTATGCCGCGCAGGACATGAAGAGCGACAATCCTAAAATCAGAGCGATGGCACGTAAGCGCCTGACCGGTATGGCATTGGTGAGCGGCTTGTTCTACGCGCTATCTGCAATGACGGCAGCAATGCTTGGTGTGGATGATGACGAGGAAGAGGCTATCCGCGACGTGGGACCCAGTTGGCAGAAGAACTCGACATTCCTGTTTTATGGGCGTGACGACAAGGGGAAGCTGCAGTATTTCGATATCAGCTTTTTGGACCCATACGGTTACTTCAAACGACCAATCACCGCAATGCTGCGTGACCAGCCTTGGGAAGATGCTGCCGCCAGTGGCGCTGCCGATATGCTATCACCGTTTTTTGGCGCTGACATTACTGCGGGCACATTCTTTCAGGTATTCGCCAACAAGAAGCAGTCCGGTGGGCAGGTGTATAACGAATACGCAGATGGCACAGACCAGCTGGTGAGTATTGCCGATCACATCTGGGCAGGTTTACGCCCTGGCTTTGTGAATAATGCCATGGGTATCCTAAATGCGGCAACCGGGCAACGCCGGGAAGGCTCCGGTAAAGAGTATGATCTTGGCGATGAGATGATGGCCTTGATGGGATGGCGGGCCAGCAGCCTCGATGCACCAACGGCGCTTTACTACCGTTCATTTGATTTTGCTGATCAGCTCCAGGCTGCGAATGCCACACTTAACAAAGTACTACGAAGCGACAACTCTGTGGATGATGACGATATTGCTGACGCAAAAGAAGAGGCTCAGCGCCAGTACGATGACGCATTCAAGCAGATGCAACGCATCGTGCAGTCTGGCCGCAATGCCGGCATGACCAAGGCGCAGGTATATCGGACATTGAAACTGAGCGGGGTTTCTAGCCGCAACATCAGCGGCCTGGTGAATGGCAACATCCCACCGATGCAAGCGGCCACGCTGCAAACTCAGGTGAAAGCGGTTGCTAAGGCGAGGGAGATCCGCGGGGATGAGCAGGCATCAGAAGTGCTGCGCCGGTTCCAGATAGCAAGACAGCTGCAATAAAAAAGCCCGGGCAACCGGGCTTTGTTTCTAATTCAATGCAGACTAGTTCGGCTTTCCACCGGACTTTTCTGCCTCCAGCATGGCGCGAAGTGCCGCCAAACCTTTTTGGGTTATTCTGGTTTCGCCGTTTACGACCACCATTAATCCTGCATCAAGCGCCCACTGCGAAGGAGCAAAGTCTTTTAGATCCTCTTCAGAGATCTCGCCGTCATCAACTTCATTGTTCACGTTAACTCCTACTTAATTAAGCCATCTTTTGCCAGCACCTCTGCGAGTTTCGCTAACCCTTTAGGAGTGACACGAACTTGCTGTGTTATTTTACTGGTGCCGTCAGACCGGGTGATTTCGGTGATCTTGTGCTCCAGTAAACCCTGCTGGATCTTGTCCTGATATCCGACATAGGTTGTGCTGCCGCTGCGCCGGTAGATCCACCGCTCTTTTGACATAAAGCCAAACAGTAGCTTCGGCTTTTGCACCTGCAGCAGCTTTGCCGTTACGGTAATGCACTCACTGCCGTCAGCCAGAGCCAGCCGGTCCAGAGCTTCGGCTTTCGGCTGGATCTGTTCTATCACCGCCTGCTGCTGCTCGATCACTTGCTGCTTGCGTTCAATGATCGACTGAGCAGTAAACAGCGCCTTTGCCACAATCTCTTCTGGTGTCAGGTTTTCCTGATCCGCAATGTACCCGCCATTTTTCCGAATCGATGGCAGCACAGTCCCAACCACCCACTCTTCAAACTGCTCAGCTGCCGGAAGTTTCGATTTCATGATCAGCCGGTAAACATCACGCTCTGGGATGATCTTCATAAGCTGGACGCCACCGGCAGAAGGGGTGCCCATTTCGTTCACCCCTTTGCAGTGGTCACGAACAGCCTTTAACGGGTTGGAATAACCCAACAACTCGGCCACATCTTTTGCCACAAAGTAAGGATCTCCGTCTTTTTCAACTACGCGAACAGCGGTACCATTAAATTCAAAAGGAATTAAATTACTCATTGCACATATCCCCCAGTTAAGCGGTCATAACTTGCTTGCATGTCATCCAGGCGATCAGATAACAACCAGAGCAGATCAGAAACAGTTTGTGCCGGAATACCATCAAGGTTGTCGTTGGCAGTCATCATATTGACCAGCGCTTTTGACTGGGTAAGCAAACGGCAAAACTCGTCGCGGCGGTCGAGCATTGCTGGGGACGTGAAACTTTTTATAGTTTCGCGTTGTTGTTGCGTTAATTCAGGGGTTATACTTTGCATCGCAAGTCTCCATTGCACGTGGGGTTTGTTGTTTTACCGGCCTCAGCTGCTCCAACAGCTGGGGCCAATTCATTTAAGGCAGTCTCAATCAGAAAGTTCAGTTCTGAATTGATGGACCGCCGGTTCTTTTTTGCGTGCTCATGTACACGCGCCTGTAACTCTGGCGGCATTCGCAAGTGCATTTGGGGATAATCTCTGCTCACGCTGCCTCCTGATCGATTTGTTTCAAGCCATATGCTTTTTTGAGCTGATATGCGATCTCTGCGTTTACAGAGCGTTCATTGCTGGCGCTGTTCTGGCGAACCAGCCCCATCAACTCTTCTGGTATACGCAAAGGAAATGGTGACTTTACTTTTTTTGCCGTGTTCATGGTTACTCCAAGGGTTGTTTATCAGACGCCTTGAATCTTTATGATTCATAAGTGAGCTTATACCGAGATTTTTCATGAATCAAGATGATTCATTTATTTTTTTAAGTTAAAAGAACAAAATAAGAAAATTGAGAAATATTGAAGGCTTAGCGCAAATGAAGGTTGCAAGCTCTTTTCCATTACGGATGCCAGAGAAGCTCAGGGCTGAACTTGAGCGGATCGCTTACACTAACGGCCGTTCACTGAACAATGAAATCGTTGCCCGCTTAGAAGCCGGGATGTTCTCAACTGAGTCTGTAGAGATACCATCAGCTGAAGCGGCTATTACCGCAATAAATCAAAGAGCCATCAATAAGGCTAGTGTGACTTACGATATTTTGATGAAGGAGATTGCAAAGGGCATCGCTGCTGCAATTGAACAAGGGCTTCGCCATGTTCAAGTTGAAGTGCGTGAAGTAGATGCAACATTGCTAACCGTAGAGCTTGAAGACCTTAAACATGAATCGGTTGGTGAAAAAATATTAAATAAGCTTACTAGCTCTGGTTATAAAGTCGAGATAACGATAGGGAAAGACTTTGGTTTTCGGGCGGACATCTCGTTTTAA